GGGATGTTACAACGACTTGGTTTATCTAAAGAAACAGTGAGCGGTTTTAAAGGATATAAACAGGCAGGCTCAGAGATGTCTGCTTTAGCTTCATTACAGCTCCAACTACAACCAGAAAACGCAAAAATGTTACAGGCTGGAGATAAAGATATTTCGACTATCCCAAAACAACTTAATGAAGCATTTTCCCAAACCTCTAAAGAAATTAAGGGATTTGGAGAATCTTTAGTTACCACAGGTAAGCAAGTAAAATCCGCTTTACAAGATATTACGGATGTCAGAAAACTAAATGCTGCTTCTGAAGCAACCGATTTAAAACGTTTTACTGATGTTATGGAAAAGATTGCTAAACGTTTTGAGGGGGCGACACAGGAACCAGAGCTTAAAAAACAATGGAACATCGCTGGTTCCTTACCAAGTGTTGGTGGGGCTGTGGCTGGAGCAGCCATTACTGGGGCCATACAATTATTTGCCTATAATAGATTAGGAAAACTATTAGCTCAACAAGCAGCTTATAAACCTCAAGCACAATATTCTTCTTCTAAATATTATCCAGTTAATTTTGATGATGATGTTGGTGTTCCTAGAGGCCAAGGTCCATATCGTCCTTATAATCCTGTTAGTCGTCCAGGAACACCTATATTTATGCCGGGGGTCGGTGGAGAAGAAGCTAGAAGGAAAATGTCATTTTTCCAAAATATGAAAAATAGGGCGGGAAAGATGAATTGGAAAGGAATAGGAAAAGGAGGAATGATAGCTTCGGCAATGATGCTTCCTATGATGTTACAAGCAGGAGAAGAATCAGGGGGAACTTCAGCTCTTGGAACTGCCGCTTCTTACGGAGGATTAGCTTCTATGGGAATGGCTGCTGCTAATATTGGGTCGAAATTTGCTGGTCCGGTTGGACTAGGAACCTCTGTGGCTTATGGAAGTTTCTCTGCCGGTCAAGCCCTTTATAAATCAAGAATGGGAGATGTAAATCTTAGTAGTCGAGGGTTTGAAATCGAGCAATATGTTCAATCTAGATTGATGAAGGGGGACAGTAACGAAAAAATGACCCAATATTTAGACAAACTTATTAAAACTAATGATGAAAGCGCAAAATCACTAGATGGATGGCAAAAAGCATTTAGTCCTACAGCAAATGGACAATTGGGAAGTTTACAATCATCTACTCAAGAATTAAAGGCTATCCGAGCTAATTTAGACGTTATTAAACAAAATGGAGAACAACAAAAAGCCTTAGAAAACGCTGCTAAAACTGGAGAACCAGCCACAGTTAACTCTAATATGAAAGTCGAGATTTCATTAAAAGACGCCGCTAATGTTCCAGACATGATTATGAAAACATTTATTGAGCCATTAAAGGCTAAATTAGCTGAGTTACAAGCTCAAGTTGTTAATCTTCAATCAATAAATAATGTTACCGTAGCTCCCGCTGCCATAGAATAAATATGCCAATTAACCTATCAGGAATTACAACAGGACTACTAGGTTATACTCTTAAAAAAGAACTTTTAGGAGACTCTACATTTTGGCGAGAAACACAAATATTTGACTACGAATTACTTTCATTAAATCTTACTGGTGGAAATTTTAATTCTTCGGCAGTTCATTCATATTTTCTTAATGATTTTAAAAATAGATTTTCTGGAGATATAAGTGTTAAAGTTCTTCAAACCCAAGCNGATTATTCTTTTCCCAGCGATTCTTTACGAGGACTAAAGTATAATGTCCAAATAGAGGTTAAAACGTCTCCATTGTCAGTAGGACAAACCCAACCAGAATTAAGTGGAGCTTTTTATACTGGAGTAAATCCNTCTTTCTTTACNCAATATTCTTCTGGACTTAACGACTTTAAAGAAGAGTTTTCGTTAGAGCGAAGCGAAGCTGGCATTAAAAGTTTTCTCCATAATGTCTCTTTTGGATTAGCGACCGGAAATAGAACCACAGCTTTAACGATTGCCTCTGGAATTTTTAGCGTTGATTATTATTCTAATTTAGGGTCGATAGGTGTTTCTGGTGGAGAATCTTTGGGGGATACTGGATATTTTAGAGATTATTATAGTGAAACATTTGATACTTTTAGACATACCTATAGTTTTAGCAAACGAAGAGAAGTTTTTCCTTTTTCTGGGTCGCAAGCGGCATCTCCTCGTTCGTATAATCTAAAACATAAATTAGAATTAAGAGATAATGGTATTATTGACGTGGTAGAATCCTCTAATATTAAAGGATATATGTCTTTTGCTCAATCAAGAGATGCTTGCAATAGCCTTCTTTCTTCTGCATATTCTAGATGCAATGATGTATATAATAAATTTAAAAATTTTTCGTCGCAATATAATATCACTGATATTTTAATAACTGGCGCAAAACGAACGAGCATTACATATAATCATTTGGCAATGACCTCTGATTATGAAATAGAATTTACTAATGATGCTCAGTTTTCAGCTAGTGGCGTGTCCACGAATGAAACCATGGAAATGAATGTTGACGAAAAAAACCTAATAGACATTAAACATTCTTTTGATTATGTTTTTAATAGAAAATCGCCCCCACAAGGAAATATTATTTATACTTTGTCTGGGGTTAATATTTCGTCTCCGAAAACAGTAACAGGCTATTATTTAAATAGTCAATTTTATAATGCCGCTTTACCTATCAAATGGATTCAATCATCATTTTCTTGGCCATCTAAAAAAAATAAGGCTACGGCCACATTCCAATATTCTAATCATCCAAGATTTTTTGTTACGATTAATAATGTATTTTTCTATTTTTTAGATACAAAAGTTCAGGACACTCGACCAGTAGATATAGTTACAGAATATAAAGTGGTCAATAGACCATCAAAGTTAAGTGTCATTAATTATGCTTATCAAACACAAAGAGGACAAATTCAAATAACCTTAGACGGTGGAGCGGGATATAATCCTAATGAATTTTTGACGACATTTAGAAGTAATACGTCTACATATTTAACGGCCTTATATAGACATGGAATAGAATTATTTATGAAACAATTTGTTAATATAATTCCCATAGCTTTTACTTATCAATTATCTGACATAAAATATACAATTAATTCAGAGGGGATTATTCAATTGGTTATGACCGTTGATTATACAGTAAAGAAATATACATCTTAATATGGGAGACTTATCTGTAACATATAATAATAGCACTCTTAGCCCAACCCCGCTAGTTAGGTTTTCTCAACAGTTTATTGATTACAATCAACGATGGGGACAAGTAGCCCAAATAACTTTAGATGGATTTATCACAGGCATTAACGGTTCTGGGGCCATTAACACTCTAACTAATATTTTTACTGGACAATTTGGGAGATTGACNGTATCTGAAATCGGTGGTTCTACTTTATATGATTGGACAAATGTTGTTATTGATAATTTAAGTTTCAGTAATAATTATTTTTATTCTGGAGGGCAAGTTCCATATTCTATTTCTTTAAAGTCTTATACTATTCCAAGCGGGGTCATTGAACCGATTAATGAATATTCTTTTAGTCAAGGTGATGACGGAATAGTTTCTTTATCTCATAAAATATCAGCCAAGGGTATTAAAAATTCTTCCTCAGCCTTTAATAATGCTGTAACATTTGTAAAATTTTTCACGGGGGCTAATTCAACGTCATTTTTTATTCCCACTGGAAAGCCTGTTTTATTTAATGTTGTTGAGGTGATTGATAGATTAAGTTCTTCTTTTTCAGTTACAGAAACCTATAAATATGTTACTGGTTCGACCGACACTTATTTAGAGACATTTTCTGCGACTATTAATAATCCAGTAGACGCTATTTATCCGACGATTGAAACTAATTTAAAAATTCAGGGTTCTCCATATAACGACTCGGCTGGAAATTTAAGTTCTTCGGTCACAGGGATTAATATTCTTTCTCGTATACAAAATCTTGGTATATTAACTGGCTTTTTGGGTATTAGTAACTTTTCGTTAAATCAGGATTCNGGAACAAATACTTTTGAAATAAGAAGTAATTATATTTCTGGTTTAACGTCTGGAGATATTACNGGATATTTTGATTATAATATTTCTGTAGATGTAGATAGAGTCNTACCAAAAAATGTTTGGAAAATAGAAGGGGAATTTTTTTGTTTGGGACCATTGGATTATAAATTAAATCAATTATCTCTTTTTAAATCTCAAATANGNAATTGGAGAACNTATCTTTCAGGATTAATAGTAAGTTCTNCGTTGTTCTCTGGAATTGCAACCCCAGGAAATTTTCTTTCTGCCAATCTTCCAATTTCTATTCAAGAGAATTCTGGTGTTGGTAATTTTAAAATTAACATGTCCATGCCTGAAGGGGGAGATTTATTAGGAGCTAATCAAAAATATAATGTTTCTGTCCAACCATCTTTATGGAAATTTGATACGTTAGCTGCTGGAAATATTGAAGGACATTATGTAGTTCAAGATTCTCAAATGAGAAATAGGGCTAAAATTTCTATTGATGTTACTGCTGATTCTTTGAATCCTAAAACTCTTACAAGTATTGCTTCTGGCATTTTGGATAGATTAAGAGATATTTATGTGTCAGATGGAGTGGTAATTAATGATAATTTATCAACGGGTTTGTCTGATATCTCTTATAATAAAGAGTGGATAGGTATGGATACACAAAGTTCTGGCGTATTATATACTAAACTAGTAGGTTCCACGTCTAGAAGTTTTACGAGAATTCCTGGCTACTCTTTTGGTTATTAAAAAGTGTAATTAAAAATGGAAAAAGGTAATGAATATTGGCCCATTTCTAACATGTATAAGTTATTATAATATTTCTACTGGAGCTTCAAATGCTTTAGAAGGAGTATATTCTTTTAATAGTGGAACAACGGGAATAATATATAATCAACTTTATACTACTGGTCAACACTTTATAAGTGGAGAAATCTCTTCTCAAGCAGTCCCATTAATTAATCTTTCCCCTTTTCCTTTTACAGGAAATCAATTTTCAGGAAATAACGGATATAGCATTGGATATAAACATACAGGAAATTTCGGTATTATCTTAGATATTGCCTCGAATGGATGTTCTAAAAGAAGTGGGGCATTTTTAGGTAAAAATCAAATTATAATATCTACAGTTGATAATATCANCGGATTATCTAGTGGTTTTTATTTGGGAATTACNGATTCAAATAGACTATTTCTTCAAACATCTGGTAAATTAGAAACATTAAATAAAGAACTTAGTGTTAGAGATTTAATATACGTTGGATTAGTAGATAATAGATATATAGATTTTGGTATTGTTAATATGGCCGATAATAGTTATTTTAATGCTTCTTTGTATTTTTCTGGAGCATTTTTAAATACTTCAAATTTATATTTAGGTGAATTTTTTAATAATAACAATACTGGGGCAACGGGATTCTTTGGTAATATTTATCATGCTATTTTATTTAAAGATTCTATTTTACCGTATGATATTTCTGTGTGTGCTGATTGTTCTTTTGTTTCTGGATATAATACGGTTACAGGATACTATGCTAGTAGTGGATATCAAATAACAGGAACGTATTTTTCAGGAATTCAAGAAGTGGCGGTTACTGGACTATCATATATAACAGGGACAATGACTAGAACTAATGGACAAGTAGTTAATGTTATTGTCCAATCTGGATTATCTGGATTAGTGACAACTGGTGAAATTGTTTTTCCTTTATTTTCTGGTATTCCATTTACAGGAACACGAAACGATACTGCATTTTTATATGATTTGGCGACGTTAAGTTCTTTTTCTCAGTATTCTATAGATTTTGATTTATCTTTAACTTCTGGAGATGTTGTAGAAATTTATACTTATTCTAGAGAAATTCCTTATCTAAATAGAAAAATTACCGGCAACATGTGGCCTCAAGATACAGGATTTATTCAATTATTTGGTAATGGTTTAGCTGAAACAAATGGGGTGGATTATTATGTATCCAGAAATAGTATTAGTGGTTTTTTTGATGACGATAATTTAACGTATGATATTTTAAAGAAAAATTCAACCGTTATCCCATATAGTGGTTATTGGTATCAAAGTAGAATAGCTGTTAGTGGCGGAGGATTTTTTCCTCCATCATCGCAGTTTAATGAACCTACTGGAATAACTGGGGCGATTTTTATTACTGGGCTATCTGGTATTTGTACTGGAAATAATACTTATCCGTTCTTTGGATATGATTTATATTTAAATGGTCAGAAATTAGTATCGGGATATCAATATTCTATTTCTGGTTCTGGGACTAATGGTTTTGTGGTTATATTAACTGGAACAGGATTACCATATTTTTCTGCCGACCAAATTCCAGAGACAGGAATTCCGTCTGGATTTTCGGATATACAAGATAATGAGTTGTCTTTTATTCCTCAATATAGTGGTTTTTATCGTTATCTTTTTAATATTACTGGTTCCCAAGTGAATCTTACTAATATTACTGGATTTTCAGAACAGGTATGGTTAAATGGAATTCGTCAATATTATCAACGAGATTATCGTCGTTTTGTTCCCTGCTCTTTTGTTAGCGGAATTATTGATATTCCAATTTTAGAATATGTTTTGTATTCTTCTTTAAATTTAGATACTACTGGATATTGGAATTTTGTATTTCCAACAACATATCATGTATCTGGGGCGACAGGAATGTGGGTAAGCGGTTCTACAGGATATTCGATTGGATGGACTGGTGGCATTAATTATTATCCAACAGGATTATTTGTCGAATTATATAGCAAATTGACTTATCCAGATGGTTCATCAGATGAATATTTTATTCCTTCGGGAATGGTTAGCACTCAAGCCACAGGTATAACTGGATGGTTACCATCTAGTAGAAACCACCGAGGTTTTGTTCAGGCAAGGTATCATAGCGGAAATGTTTTTGGACCATTTGGGGTAACTAAAGCTATTAGTGGAATGCCCCAGGCACCAAATAAAACCGGAGAAACAATAAACTATAATGGACCATCAACATCTTTTACGGGAAGTTTCGACACTTCATCAGCGTTTAGTAATTATTATTTACAAACTGAGAGAAATACTGGAAATGGATTTTCTGGTTTTTCTACTTCTGGTTATCCAAATTTTAATGTCGTAGATACGGTTCCAATTACTTTAACATATAATTATCGAGCCAAATTTATTGATGGGACAACGGCAAGTCCATATTATACTTGGTATTGGTATTCAGAGATTCCTTAATTATGGCATATCAAATATTACAAGGTATAACAATTTCTCCAAAGGGTAATTATAATTCATTACGCTTTGGAAAAAATTTGGTCAGGGGTTCGTGGCCAACTGCATTTGCTTTTGGTGGATGGATTTATAATGCTTCTTGTGAGATTGGTTATAGTTCTTCTCCCACAGAGATAAAATTAAGTATTGTATTAGAAGTCGAAAATAGAGCACAAAATTATGCCGTATTTGATATTAAAGATGACGATTTAAAGTGCGGAGCTGGAGACGGAGGGAAAGAAAATTTATATGATATTGATTTTAATGGGGTAACATTTACAGATTTCATTTTATATCAATATGATATTGAAATACAAAATGAAACCAAAATTCTCAATGTAGTTTTTAAAGATTATTCTTTAATATTAGATAAGATTTATGTTGGTTTAATAAAAAAACAAGGAAATCAATTTGTTTATACGTTAAATGCAAATATGGAATTTTCTGTAGTTTGTCCAGATTGTTTGCTAGCTGGGGATAGTATTACCATGCTGGGACGAGCTAGTAGAGATTTAGCATTTGGTTCCTATGTTGGAATTAACGGTAAAGTATACGATAACTTCGCTTCTACGCTAAAAGTCTCTCATATTTATCGTCAATGGGAACAACTGTTTGAATTGAAAACTGAAAAGGTTACATTTGATTTGAATGGAGGATATTTAATATTAGGAACGGAAGAGGCTAGTGAAGAAAGATGTGGTGATTTAGCTGGAGTTAGTTATAATTTTAATCAATTATTGGCATCTTTAAGACTAAGAGGATTAAAATTTGATGGTGTATTTCCCGTTGCTGTAAACGATGCTGATTATATTTATCGTCAAAATTATATAGGTTCATTAAGAGAGGTGTTACAACAATGGTGCTCTGATTTAGGATATGATTTTTATTGTAGGGGTAAGTCATTTATTGGCATCAATTTAAATAGAGCTATAGATATCTCTAACATTGTCAATATCGCTGACCCAACAACCGCACTGGGTTCCCAGTTTGCCATTAATCAAAATACAGCCATTCTTTCTTATAAAGCATCAACTAGTTTAGATAACACATTCAAACAATCTGTTATTACTACAAATACTAGAGCAAAACAATCAAAAACCCATTCTAAAGCCCCTAAAAGATATATAGGAATTTTGCCGTTACATCCAATTGATTTTAATAAAAAATCAAACACGCCAGTATTAAGAACAGATGTTTTTGGAACTTGGTTTTGGGATGTTGCGTGGACAAATAGTTTCGAAATTGGACATAATGACCGAGAGAAAACTTTATCCGAACTAGACGGAAGAACGTTTGGTGACATTGATACTTCTATAGCTTTATCAAGATATGATGAAACGTTACGAGATTTATATTGTCAAGACCAAGCTATTTATGGGATGACAGAGGAAATAAGGGCTTCTAATTTTAGAGCATTAGGGATGGTTCCATTAGTAGAGTTAACTGGCGTAGATAAATCCGCTGTTATTCAAAAAATTGTTGGTGGTGGTAATGGGGATGAAATATCTAATATCTGTTTGGACCAAAGATTTTATAAGGTTTATGTTGGATATTATTATTCAAGTTTTAAAGAGGATATTCAGCGTTGGGAACAAGACGCCGCTAGTTCCATGTATAAATATGGGATAGTTACCCAAGGACTTTTAAATAGATTCCCTTATATGTCGGCTAATCAATTGAAAGATTTAAGCCCAAGTGAAGGGTTTTATGGAGAAGAGGGAACTTCTTTATTAAGAATTTCCCATAATTGTGAGCCCTCTATCACCCAATATTATCAGTTGAAATTTGCTCCATTTAAAGATTTAATTTTATATTCAGGATTGTTAACCCCAATATCAGAAGCATTACCAATTGCGGTTGACCAAATTGGAACGGGGGTTTTTCCTGCTGGATTATTTTATTCAGATATAGACAATGAGTGGGGAACGAGCGTAGAAGAATTTAAACGAACTATGTCATTAAATCTTGGAGACGCATGTGTTCAAGAGTTTAGTTCAGAAGATAATTTTACTAATATTAATAATGCTATTTCAAAAAAATATCAAGATTGGAATTTAGAGTTATTTAAACCAAAAGCATCTCCTAATTTAACTGAATTTAGGGGCGAAGTAGCTTTTGCATTGAACAACTTGCCAGTAGTAAGTGATTTGGATAGGCATATTGAATCTTATTATGATTTACATTATATTTCGCAACAAACTTGTTCGAAATTACATTTATTAGTATTAACAGATACAAGAAGCCATCCAAATGTTTATCTATCTTTTAATGCTCGGGGGACTAATTTTATAAACGGAACAGTTCTTCAACAATTTATTGATAAAGAAAGAGAAGCAACAAAACGAAGAATAGAGACTAAAACACAAAGCATTTGTGACTTATCATTACTACAAGAAATGTGCAATAATCTTTTATCTGGCAAATGGGTAGAAGGAGGAAATACTGACCCGAGATATGGTTGTATTATTGATGAAAATAAAGTAAATTATTTTACAGAAGGCTTCCCATGGGAATATTTAATTCAACCAAACTCTAGGGGTCTTCAAATAAAAATTGTAAAAAATCCTGTCAGAAATACGGAAATTGATAAACTTATTCAAGCTGGGGCAAACTCTGACGTTTATGGAAATCTTTATTGGGCCGATGTTACATCTAATAGTTTATCTTATACGTCTGCCGAAGCAAATATGACTATTATTTATCCAGTTTCGACTAATGCTTTGGGGGGATATCGTGGGGTTTTGCAATCACAGGTTGATTTAGAGCTTCGTTCCCCAGAAATTAACGAAATATATGGAGAACCAGTTAATACTGATAATAATGGAACATCATCTATTAAAATATTAAATAATAGTGTTGACCCAGACCTTCCCCCACAATTAGACCCATATTCTATGAGATTTTTATCTTATATGACAGTTATTACTGGCGAAACACAAGTTCTAACTACTGTTGAATCTTATCATAATTTTATTAAACAAATTAATGGATATGAACTAACTACTCCAATGAAATCAGTAGAATTATCTTTAGCTGGTGGTCCAAGTGATTTTGGGGAATTTGTTTCTTATCTTAGTCCCGATTATGGATTAAACAGTTTATCCTTAAGTGTAAGTGATAATGGATTAACAACCTCTTTGTCGTTTTCAGATAGACCAAAAGTGCTACCTCGACAAGAGGCGATTTTAAATAAAATAATACCAAGGATAAAATAATGTTTTTTACTGGGAATAATACATTAAGATTACAAAGGGCAAATGAATTTTCTTTTGCTTTTAATAATATTCGTGTGTCTGACTGGGGAGAATGTCGTTTTATTTTTTCAGGTTTATCTTTCGAAAAGAATATTTTTTTAAGAAGTGGTTTTATTTTATCTTCTAACAAACAAACTGTTTTGTCTTCGTATAATACTGGAGAACCATTTTCGTTGTCTGGCTGGTTTATAAATGATGCCAGTAATAATACTGGAAATATTTGTTACATATTAGCAAATAGTGTTCCGTTTGTAGAAAGAAATTGCTTAAGACAGACATTAGATGCTATTGGAATAAATGTTGGGGCCGAGAATTTACAATGTGATGTTGAAGTCTCATCAAGCCCATTTTCATATTCTTTGTCGATGCCAGAAACATTTCGCATTAATGGGACTTTAACAGGAATATATTCTAGTGATATAGTATCTTGGGTTTATGGACATAGAGCAGAATTTTATAATTCTTTGGAAGAGTCGTTAACTGGAAATCAGATTATTGGATGTTTGGGGACAGGTCAAGAAAGATTAATATTTAATGACAATGATAGTTCTCAATTAAATAATGAAATTTCATGGAAATTATCTTTATTTGCTAATGAGGGAGAGCAAAATTTAGAATCTTCAACTGAGAGAAGCGGATTATTCGATGTTTCTATAGAAAATTTAACTGGATTTAATAATTCAAATATTGCTTTTGTTCCTTTTGAGGGAACTTGGTCAGGAAATAATTTTCTTCATAGTGGGACTAACAGTTCGATTACATTATCTTATTATGCATCTAAAATAGATGGATTAGGAAATATTGATTCTTCGGGTATTCATATTACCGGAAGAATATCTGGTATCCGTCCTATTGATGGTAATACTTATAGTGGGGTGTATATTACTGGTTTTACTTTAACGAGTAGTGGAGAATATTTAGATATTCCTTTCGTTAAATTTAGCGGATATTATTATGTTACCGGCATCCAACAAAATTTTAATACTCTTTTATTTAGTAGTGGTTGTACTGGAAATTTGGGTATAAATTTTTCTGGTATTGGCAATTTTGGGACGGGGGCCACGGGAAAATTACTAACAACAAGAGTTTTATTTCAAGATGTGTATGGTTCGGGTAATCAATACTTTTATGTAGTTAATGGTTATTCAGGAATAGGTGTTGGTTCTGGATATACTCAGGCTCCAAGAGCAATTATTAATACGGGGGAATGGGGAACTGGATGTTTTGATATTCCATTAAAATCTGGATATAATGAGGGTTGGTTTTCCCCATTTAATACTTATGGAGCTATTGATATTGCTGCGGGCTATTTAACTGGAGAAGTATTATATACTACTGGCACTTTTGGAACAGGAATAACGGGTTATAAAGTAACAGGTATTGATATTACAAATTTAGGTTCGGGATATTCTTCTGGTTTACGACCAATCATGAATTTCGAACGAAATTCATTGACAGATACTTATACTGGACAAAATGCCTCTGGGACTCTTCAGATGAGGTTTACAGGGTCAGGGGGTGCTTATAATTTTTGGAATAAGTGGTCTATTTTTACAGGATTAATGGGAGAAACCCCACAATTATATTATTCTGTTGCCTCTCCCATATTATTTGCTTTTGAACTCCCCCCAGAGGAAAATTATTTTAATATCAAATTAGTATTTAATGGATTAGATATTACAGAAGAAATGGGTATTAATTTATCATTAGGATTTAATTCAAATTCTATTACAAACGTTATATCCGGTTTACGTTCTTATTCAACAGACCCGTATAGCTTAAAAAAAAAGCGTAATGATTTAACAGGAATTTATTCAGAAGGAAATGACCTCGGATTTTTATTAACACAAGGAGAACTCGATTCGGTTTATAGTTCTGAGGCTTATACAAATAATCCTTGGACTGTCTCTTTGGGAGATTTAGATTTTTAATATGTCAGACAATACAGAAAAAATTAAAACTAGAAATAACGAAAAAGCTGAAATAAAAGAAGCTCGCGTTATTGCTAATTATGGTGACCCTGGCCTTGATGAAGATTATCATTTTGACATTCTTAGCAGATATGTTATTGTAATGATTGAGTCTGTAGATAGAATTTTAACAGCCGATTCCTGGCCATGGACATTAGCTGTCGTTAAGCGTCCAGAACATTTATGGATTAATGTAGAGGGAGCCCTTACTACCCCAACAGAGCAAAGAAGGTCTGATGCACTTGGTAATGTAAGTATTGGATTAGCTGGAAACTATAGCACTTCATCTATAGCCAGAATAAATAATCCATATTATTTAGGGGAAACTATTAAAATTAAAAAACTTCCAAAAGCATTAACCCCAGCGAATAGTGATATTTTTTTATCTCGCGAAGCAGTTTTTTCCCCAAATATTACATATGGAACATGGCACTCAGAGGGTTCGACTCTTCCATATTTTGCCGGAAACAGCGATAGAATATTAGCTTTAAGACAAAAAACCATAGAACCATACGAGGGCTCTAATGGATATTATCGTTGTTTTTTGCAGAAGTATCAATATGAAGCATTTGCATTATCTATCAATTCTTCGAATAGTAGCAAAAGCGAAATATTAACGAAAGTGTTTTCGAGAACATGGGGAGGGGTGACTCCGGTTTATTCTTCAAATGGGGGATATCTATTTTATAATTATCCATATATTACATTGGCGGCAATAGATTACGAAGATATTAATATAGATAATAAACAACGAAGTGCTACTAATGAATGTATTCCTTTAGTTATTACTACTCCAAATCAGTTTCCGACAGCAAAAACAAGGGCTGTAGGAACTATTTCCTACAACCCTACATATTCTAATATTGTTCGCGGATAGATTATTTTTTTTCTTCTGCTTGAGCTTCGGCAACTTTAGTTTTAATACGAGCTATTAATTCTAATTGCTTAAATTTTGGAATATCATAAATAGATTGAAATAATGATGCTCCCTCTACATTTTCAGCAACAAGTTTTTCTTTGACTTTTGCGAAGGAAATTCCATATTTTTCCATAGTATCTTTTAAAAGAGTCGATGCTGGGTCTTCTTCAAAAGCGACTGTTCCACCGATTTCTTCTTGAGATACGATATTAATTTTAAGAAAATTTCTAACACAACGGACAAAAGCTCTATTTTCTGCTATAGGACCAAGAAAATTCTGCCCAAAATTGGTCGTATTTCTTGGATGAGCATCTCCAATAGCAGAAAAAGTAATAGGTCGATTTTCTGTTTCATAATTTGCTATCCAATCAATGGAACAAACAGCAATAACATATTCTGGTGTTGGGCTGCTAACGACATATTTAACAGAAGTAAATCCTCGACATTGAGCTAATTCTTTAATTCCGCCTAATAGGATTAGAAGTTCTTTATCATCTAATCCTTCGATTGACGGTGGAACTGGTTTATTTCGTTTTTCAAAAATTTGTTTGTTCGGAACCAGAAACTCTGGTTTTATCATTTTCCTCCAATTAATAGTATTATCAGGATTAAATATATAGTTATTCCCAATAATTAGTCCAGCATCATTTCTTGAAATGACGGCTGGAGGAATCCAGCCTATGACTCTATCTGGTTTAAGAGGGTCTAAAACGGGGGCGTTTGTTAATTGATTATCTGGAGAATTATTCATAGACTTATGATATCAAGTAGTTATTGGAGTGTCAAGTTTTTCTACTATTGTATAGAAATCTAAATCTCTCCAAAATAATGGGGAATCTACAGCTTTTTGATATTCTTGATTATTTTGAGAAGGTGTATTATTATCTAAAGCTGAAAAGGAATAGAAAATTTGCCCTTGAGAAATAACAATTTTACTTGATTTAAAATATAATTTGTCTATTTTAGGAAGTAATTCTTGTCTGATTTTTTCATTAATTACCCCTGTTCTGGTAATTGGACCAAATTCATAGTAATTAATTTTTTTAGGTAATAGTTTGTCATCTGGCAATTCAGAAGATAAAACTATTGGAATTCCGATAGATATAACGTTTCTTACGAATTCTATATCATCATATTCTGGAATCTTATATACTATTGTCGGAATATTTCCTTTAAAATAACGTAATAGGTTTAAATTTATTGGCTTATCTGTAACTAAAATTGCCTTTTTAAGATAATTTAAATGATGAGCAAGAAGCTGCTCATCTAAAAATTTATCTATTCGAACCTCTACTGGAGAATCAGGATTTCCTATATTTGATGGATGATTAGGAATTAGCTCTCGGATAAGAACATTAGAATACCTATCCCCTAAATGAACGGTCTGTATTGGTAAAACGAAATTAATATTTAATAATTTTAATATTGCGTTAGCTATTTCTTCAGGTAAGATTTTATTAATTGATTTAGGATTCTCTTGTAATGCATAAGAGGGCTTTTTATTTCCAACTCTTTCATAACATTTAAATAAAATCGTTTTATCTTTAGAACTAAAATATGGGCCAGCTATTTCTGGACGAGTTGAACTATATAATGCGACAATCGGAATATCATAATGAGAGCCCAAATGAATACCAAAACTATCAGGACCAAAATGTAATAAAGAACCCTTCATTAAATATGCTAATTGATTAATAGATGTCGCCCCTCTAAGGTCAACTACTCTTCCATAGGGAGCTTCATAAGGAAGTCCAACTTGTAATATAGAAATATTATTCTTTAATAGGATAGGATAAATCATGTCAATGACATCTTGCCAATAAGAATAATTTTTAGCGTCTATATTTTGCTGGGATTGAGCCTGAAAAGTAATATATTTCTCTATCGGAATAGGAAAAAACGTTTCATAAATGAATGGTTTATGAATTTTAGCTCCACACTGTAAAGCGTATGTTTCTACAAGATGCATAAGGTTTCTTTATTTTAAATTTAAATCAAGTTTATCTTCTCCACCATGATAGTAGGCGATATATCTTTGAGTAAGAGCATGGGGTAAATATGCGACATTAAAATATCCATTATGAGAAGAGTTTCCCTCAAGCCAAGTTAAGTTTTCCATCATAGGATGATAATCAAGGCATTTATCCACAAACGGATTAGCAATTAAAATATCTTTAAATTGGGGCTTTGTCGCAACATATAAGGCCCAATCTGGGTAACGGTCCTTAATAGATTTAAAAATAGAAGTCGTTAAAAACACATCTCCAGCACTCTCGGGCATAACAACTAATACTCTTCCTTTATCTTCTTTATTTAAAAGACAATCAAAAGTAAGGGGAGCAATTTGATTTTTTTGATTTTCAACGGTAGCTGTATGTCTAAAGAATTTTTCTATTTCTATCCTTGGGACGCCTTCTTTTATGCGAGCTATCCAATGTAAAAAACCTGGGTCGTCTTTACCAATAGGCATCTTTAATATGTTGTGATACATATGAATTAGCCAATCCCCATCATCTTTAATCTCAGGGATGGCTGCCTCTGGATTTTTTGCAGGAACATCTTCGATAAAACAAGAATCTTCGGCAAATGGAGCTGATTCAATAAATTCTTCTATTTGTTTTCCAATTATCTCTGTTGCGAAATTATCTATCGCCCATTGCCTAGATTTCTTTTCTAGTTCTCTTTTATTTTGGGGTTTTAATTTAAATACTTTTTCTAATTGTTTGGCTATTGAAGCTGGATATGTAGAAGCCTTAATAAATTGAGTTCCTGGTTCTCTATATTCCGACCATTCTAATGGAAAAGACCCAGATTCTTCTACGCACAAATCTTCTCCGCAACTATAATTAGTAACCAAAGTTATCAATTCAGCCAATTTTGCTTCTTGGACAGGGATTTCTTGTCCCCCACTAGTAAATGGATGGCAGTAAACATCCATAAGATTATATACTTCATTTAATTCTTGCTCAGAAATACCAAATGAAGGATGAGTAGTTATTTGTGACTTAGCAGTTCGACAATGAGGACAATCTTGTTCTGTTGCTAATGGAGATTTTATTTCGTATTTTTTACAAGAACGACAAACAAAAGTCGTAAGAACGTTTTCTTTTTTAATTTCGTTTTCGTCTAAAAGTTTTGGAATATCCCAACCCTCTGTCCAGTTCGTATGTAATAAGAGTTTAGTTTTAATTTGAGGGTTTCTGTCAATAAATAATTTATAACCCTGTAAAAGGTTAGGAACCGATTTCCTTAATTGGTTTCTAAACACAAAACCAATAACCCAAGTATTTTCATTAATATTATGTTGTTTTCGAAGACTTTTCCTATTTTCCTCAGATAATCTATAAAATAATTTCGTAGCTAACGCTCCACGAATTGTTTTGACATGTTTATGTCCCATTTTGTGAAGGTCTTGCGTAGCGAAGTCAGCCCAAGACCAAAAATGTTTAATTTTAGAAGCTACTTCAACAGCTTTTGGAAGAATAGGGCGAGAATCTAACGTCGTCCATAAAGCGGCAGTAATTTTAGGAAACCATGCTTTTTCGGCGCAGAAATCAATTCCCCAAATATCTTGAATAGCAATAAATACATCTGGTTTTTCGCTTTTAACCGCAGCGTCTACCGAGAAAGCTCCGTATCCAGCCATTCTATCTATATTTTCCCAAGCCCTTGGGTCATTTTGCTTTTTTATTTCTTCTAATTGTGGCGGGAAAACAGTTGGGAGAGTTTTCCATGGGGTGCGCGATAAATCTGGAGAATTAACTGCGCCAACAGCCAAATTAACTAATTCATATTTATTGGTTAAATATAAATACTCCAATAAAGCTCTTGCATTTCTTCCAAAACCTGTTTTAGCTAACGGGTGGTCCGTTAGGATTAGAACCTTTTTTTTGCGACTCATAATTAAATATCTATTGTTTTAGACTTTGAATTATTGTTTTTATTCGCAGCTAAAGATGTTCTTTCTTCAAAGAAATGGTGAAGGGCAAACAATAGAAACTCTCTTAACAGTCTTGCTTCTCCAAAATTTAAACCTATATAGAAACTATTTTTATTAGTAGAGTCTTCCTTGTCAATTACAGAGATAGAGAAAGAAAATCCTTGCTGGCAGGCTTCTTTAATAACTGCTCCAGAGACATCTTTTTGAGCGGCTCCCATCCATGTAGTAAAAGATATATGTTTTGGTTTCAGTTCATTATCATGATATGTTTTGAAATCGCGATTTTTATCTAGACATTCTAAAATATGTCCGACTTCTATATCTGATAATTTAATATTAACGTGCTTTGTTGGGTCTTCTAAACTTGCTTTAAAAAGACCGTTGTCTGCTTTTTCGTCCCATCCAGCTTGTTTAACAATAGTAGCAAAAACACACTTTTCTCTTATTGAAAACCAGAATGAACAGGCAAACCCCTTATTAGTTTTAGTCGGATGGTATATATGAAACATAATGTATAACCTTGTGTAATTAATAATATCATAAGATAAGGCAAAAGTCAAACAAAATTACATGAAAATTGGAGAATTTCCTGGGGTTACAGTTGAAAATGATATCTTAACTGGATTTTATTTTAAAATTCATAATAGGGGTATCAGGGGAAAGATGTTTGAATTTTCAAGTCCTTCTTATCCAACCGAAAATTTTGAACCACCATTTGGAGCATATTTAGATAATAAAGTTCATAGAAAATCTGGCGTGGCTAGAAAATTTACTTCTTCAGAAGTAGCAGTAAGTGATAGGACTGGCGTTTTATATTATTATGATAAAGCTATTCTTTATGGTTCATGCCATGGGTTTGGGCATGACAAAGATTCGTTTTATGATGGATTTAATTTCTATAATGCTTTTTATCCAGGAGGATACTTTCTTCCTCCGTATGGAGAAAACATTAATATTTTTAATGCTAACCAAGATGCAACTCAAGCATTAGACATGGGTTCTTGTTCTCCGTTAACTGTAACAGAATATAATGAGATGTTTGGTATTGTTTCTAAAAGTGCTTCAGATGTAACTTTATCTACTAATACATTAAGCGCAAATTCTTTTTCCCCGATATACAGTCCAAAAGAAGTATGTCCACAAAGTACTGTTGCGGTTCAAGTTTATTATGATGAATTTCAATTTTCATTAATTCAAGGAACAACTAATGCTCTTGGGGCAACTACTCCATATAACCAGAATCCAATTCCAACTTCATTAGATAATTTCGATATTAAAGTTAACGGAAGATATTCTACTACTAGTGACGAAGATTATAATTACGTGTCTTTTGATAGTAGCGGAAAACCTATTCCTCAATATTCTTATTCTTCTCAAACAAACAAATTAAATAACGCTCTTTGTTTAGCGAATTTAATGGAAACAGATACTAGCGTCGGGAAAGGGACCAATGGGGTTCAGTTAATTGAAGCTCCTGATATTTTATATGGAAGTATTGGTGACCAAGTAAGTTTTGCTGGGGCTGACCCTTGGCATTATTGGCATTTTACATTTGAAGATAATGCTTCTACTATTCCATTTTATAATAACTTCAACCAAATAAGAGAAGGTATAACTTATAGAAGTCCAAGTGAAGGAACATTACTTTTTCAACCAACATTATCTCATGAAAAATCTTATTGGCAAAATCGTCAATGTCCAGATACGGTAGATTTTCTTCCTTGGACTGTCGGAGCTTCTATATATGCCTGCCCATCAACGCATTTTGATATTCCTTATTATGCAGCTATTAGAAAATTTGGTTTTTATGGAACAAGATTTCTTAATAGTTGTAAAACTTTAGCTCTTGATTATCCATGGAGCGGAGTAGAAAATGCTTCAGAATTACCTCAACAAACAGAGCCCCTAGAGTTCGACAAAGAATCAACTGAACCTGATTCTTTAGATACCAATGGAAAATGGAGTTTTTCTGCTTATGACAACTTATTAAGAACAGCGCAAATGGAAGAAAAGTATTCCAATATGTATGCTTTTAATAAAGGGTTTTTCTTATGGGCAAACTATTCTGGAATTACTGGTTCGGCAGAATATTCTTGGATTATTAGTCAATATCCTAGATTTGAATTTTCTATTAATCAACTTTATCGAAAATTTCAGGACATTTTTACTAGTGGATTAGCTTCTTTTAGTGGAAATGAACCTCAGATTATCGTTCAAGAGGGGTTAGCTAGTACTAAATTTGTCGTAACTAGTGGCAAAGTTTCTGATTTATTATTTACAAATAATAGTTATAATCAATTTAGACAAAATTATATTCAAATTTTATCGGGAGCAGGATTGGATTGGTGGCAAGTTTTAGAAGATAGATATGGATATTATATCAGGGACGATAATGGTATAAACGAATCTTTTTATCAATCAATTATTTCTGGACGAGAAAAACGGATGATGACAAGATACATGGAAAATTTCATTCATGGAAATCCGATTGATTTATTCCCGCTAAATCATATTTATTTTTCATTTGATAAATCTAAAGATTATTTAGAGCATACAGGGTGGTCGAGAATGCCTTTTTCTTGGGGGACAAATTCAGAATTACCAGATGTAAAAAGAAGATTTTTTGAGGGGGCTTATGGAAGTAGAGGCGCGATTTCAGGTTTGATGGACACGTTGGCGACTTTATCCTTTTCCCAAAATACTTTTTATTATCCTGGATTTTTTAATGATATTAGATTTAATAAAATGATTCCGACTCCTTCGTATGAACCTGTTCTTAGCGGACTAATTTTAGATACTTTAGGAAGAAAATATTCTCCAAGCGGTTGGTTAGCAATTGGTTATAATGAAATAGGACAATTAGATAAAAATTTTTCTTGTTTTACTCCTATTTTCACTCAGCAACCATTACCTAAAGTTCATTGTAAAATAGGACAACATCCAACTTTAAGATGTTCAGCGGTAGATTATCATTCTATTCCAGAAGATAAGATGACCACTAGATATCCAGAAATTGCCTTTTGGTGCGAAAAATTAAAGATATTTAATAAAAATAAACGCAACCTATATCCATTACAATATAAATGGCATAGAGTTAAAAAAGATAAATATCCCGAATTTCTATCAAGTAGTAATTTTGAATTGACTGAACCATCTAATACGGGAGGAAATTGGTGTGCTTTAGAAGGAGATTCTAATACTTGCACCATTATTCATCCGTTAGATTGCTCTCCAGTTTATTCCCCAGAAAATAATAGTGAAGATGATTATTCTTTTATTCAAGGGACTATAAAAGATGAAGATAGTGATTATTATTATTTTTGTTTAGCGTCAGGAAGATTTGGCATAAGAATGAGCAATCCTTCTGAATTAATAATAGAAGACTGGTTGAGATTTGATGTTTCTGTTAAAAATGCCTCGAATGCTAATGGAGACATTAGAGTAGACTTTGAAGTATTTGATAAAAATGATGAATTGCAAATTATATCTATTAGTCCAGAAGTATATTCTTTTATTGGTCCTTATTGTGGATATCAAGAAGACCCACATGCAATTCCTGAGAGTGTGATTGAGCAAAAAATTCCACCACCAAATGCAGGATGGGGAGATGTATCGGCTTATCGTTTTGTTGGAAGTATTGGTTATGTTGGGGCAACGAGAAGCTATAAACCATCCACTTTAACAGACACACGGGGATTAAGAGAATCGTGGGGACATCTTCTTGATTATGGTAGTCTTATTCCATTTAGCAAGCTTCTTAACCAACAAGAAGGTAATCTCTTGTATGGATATAAACATTTGCCAGAATGCGAAAACTATAGTATGCCTATTGGAAAACGTGGTATAAGAACAATGGTATATTTTAATAATTATCGAGTTACACATTGGACATTAAAACAAAAAGCTGTTGCTACAAAAGATACTAGAAAAGGAATGAAATTATCTAGTTTGTCAACTATTGCTGAATTATATCCTCCGGTTACGAATTATGGAGAATTAAATTATCCAAATAAGGGTATCGGTCATTGGCAATGGGGCAATAATTTGGGCTCTATTAAACGTTTTGGAAAAATATCTACTGTAAAAGATAGAGATATTCAATTTATTGGGGCTGGAGCACCAAAAAATGAGGAAGCCTCAGAACGATTATTAGAAGAAGCGAAAGCTTTAATTCGTCCCACTGATTTAGCTGGATTGAATTGTGGATATACAAATAATGGATTTGGTAGAAATATGCTTTATTATATTGAAGCTTTTGATAGATTTTATATATTATGTGACCCAGTAAAAAAGAAAAATGTAAGAAATGAGACTTTTATTTGTCCTGGATTAAGAGCAATGAATTCTGCTATTCAATATTTTTGGTTGGGACAACCAAACAATACATATTTGGAAAGAAGGCCGATGTATGGCCCATATGCCTATCAGTGGAAAGTAAAACGTCATAATAGAGATAGAAATGGAAATGGAATTTCTTTAGGATTCTATTCAATGGCATGGGGAAGAAGATTTAATATGATGTTTGATGCCCCATCAATATATGGATTATATGTAAAAAAAGAGTCTTCCGCTAACCATGTTTCATTAGTCAATCAAATAAATGCTAAACGAAGCAATCTTGGTTTTATGGATTTACCGTCTATTAGAAATATTTGGTGGGGTAAACGGGGAACCGAGGGAACTTCTAAACCATATGGGGATATCTCTTTTTCCTGTGAGGAAAATTATCCAGGATTTAATTCTACAGTGTGTGATTATGTTATGACCGCTTCTCAATTGGCCGGAAGCCCAGATTTTTCAGCGTATAGTTGTCCTCCATCAAGATTGATGGCTGGAGATTGTTTTGACCCATGTTTAAGTATGAGATATGGGCAAGGATTTTTCCCTGGAGGAAAAGCACAAAAATTATTTAATTATGTCGAAGAAAACGCAAATCGACAAAAAAAGAAATTAAGGCTTGTTCCCATTGCTAATGAAAAAAGTAACGGAAGTTTAATTATAACAGATGAACTATCTAGCAAAGATAGTGATGTTATATTTAGAAGTCCAATTAATACTCCTCACGCTAGGATTACTCGTGGAATGCTTAATGTTGGGACATCTTATTTCCCTGAGACAAATACCGATATAGTTGGAATATCTCCCTGCCAAGATGGAGGTTCTGAACATTGTAATTTTATTACTCCGACTTTACACTTAGGGGCTGGACATATGAGTAGCGTATTAGTGGGTAATATTACGGCTTTTAATGATGCTCAGAATTATGCTTCAAATTTGTATAGTCAGTTTAATATAAGAGGAGAAGAAGGATAAAAATGGAAGATAATGGTCTAAGAACAATTTTTGGTTTAAGTATATCTGCCGTATATATTCGTTTAGCCGTTTTAAATAAAAAAGGGTTTAGGAATAAGATGTGCATGGCTATGGCGGCTGGTTTTAATCTTGGACAGGATGCCGGGGATGATTTTTATAATTATCTGCAAGAAGATTCTGATATTGAAAATACGGTGGGTTTTTCTCAGACCTCTACTTATAAAAATTATGAAAGTTCGATGGCATATATTATTAATAACTATCTGCCAGATAATACAGAAAATGAAAGAGAATTATTAAATATTGCTGCTCATGCTATTATTTTTGGTTACTGTATGATTGGGGCTGGTGGGGTCAAAATTTCAACATTATCTAAAGTTATAGGACAAGTATTAAATAATATTGGAAGTATTGTTTTCGAGAATAGTCCATTCGAAACGACAAGAACAGGAGAAGTAATTCATCCATTTTCTATTAGTGCCGTGGAATCTTTATTGTCAAATGATTATTCTTCTACTATTGCATATATTGCTACGTCAGATAGAAATAAAGAATCAGAAGTATCAAATTATAATTGGTATGATACTAGTAAAATTTTTCATCAACCTAATCTCCAAATATTGAAAGACATAGAAAATCAGTATTATTATGTATCTGGAGAATTACTTTATGATGCTATTGGGGATGATGTTAGTGATTGTGTAGAAGATAATGTTAATATTATAGGAGCTAATGGTCAGCCAATTTCCTTTACATATTTAAGAACAGTGCCTTGTCGCGACCCAAAATCTTATATCGGACCAGTGCCTAATATAAAATTTCACAGGATTTTCAACGATGGACCGCCATCTTCTGGAGATTTTAATTCTGACGTAAAAAATGCTTATATTCATTTCGACAAATCTGGAATGCCGGTTTCTGATTGGCATCATAATAGAAGAACACTTTATTCCTATGAAGTAGATAATAATGGTAATAATGTGAAGGTTACTTCGTCTTCAGTTAGAACAGATAGTCCTGGAAGAATAGGGTTATACCAAGAATACGCTAAAAGTCCAGCATCTATGGACTGCACCAATGTTGCCCAGTCAATGCACATAGGATTTACTGGGTCTGTTATCAAGTGCTCAGATGAAGTTAAATGTGTTACTTGTGCTTCTTCTAATTTTACTGGATGGAAATTTTCTCCATTATTTGTTTCTGAAGAGGGTTTAAATAAAGAAGACTATCAATATTTCTTGGCAAATCCGGTTTGTAATACAGGAAATATATCCAAAAGAATGCTAACTATTGATTCTCATAATCCTATTCATAACGGAACTTTGGTTGGGGACGATTTACAAACCTGGAATGAAAGTTTTGGTAAACAATATTGGTATTTTGGTCCACCGCAACCCAGTGAATTTAGTTCTTTACCTGCTTTAGCTTTTTTTCAAACATTTGATAATCAAACATTTGGAAGTAGGGCAAAAATCGTTTTATTTCCATCTCAAACTTCATCCAAAGGGGCGAGCTATTCCTCAGAATCGTCTAGAAGTAATTCGGTTTCTTCTTTTCCTATTGCGACGGGAGAAGATAATAATACTTATGGTTATTCTGAAAATGGGGCAAGGGCTAAATTTTATACCAAAATAGGTTCTGCTGAACTTAACAATAGAGACGAAATAACTAAACAATTTTTTTCTATGGGTGATTTCTTTGAGGGAAAATATAGTTTGGTTTCTAAAGTTTTAAAAAATTCCCATTTTGAATATACTGGTTATTTATTAAGTGGTGGTGGACAAATTATTGAATTAAATAATATTATTGATAGCTATCAAGAAGATATTATTGGTGACGACGTTAAGACAATTACATTTATTAGTGGATATTTAGTTAATGGGCAAACAGTTGGATTGGTGAAAAAAATAGCATTTGACGAATCAGGTATTCAAAGAGAATATTATTATTTGGACAATAGCTTCCCAGAAACAAGTAATATTAAATATACTGGATGGTCTTCATTTTCTCCATTGCCAGAAGATATGGAAAACGAATTTCCTAGAATCATGGCCACTCAGTCATCAGACAACTATCTTCCAAGATTTACTAGTGGTCCATTTAATACGGAAAATCGTAAGTTTTTATATCCACAAGCATTAGGAGCTAATGCTTTATATGTAGGAAAACTTAGAGGATTTCCTTATAAAGTAAAATTTAATTTAGAGGTAAGAGAAGAAGTGGTAAAAGAAATTTTTGGGGTATATCATATCAATTCTGATGGAACAGTCTCATCTAATATTAAATATATTCCAGTAAAACGTCCAGATGGATTAGGGGGATTAGCATATCCAAATAATGCCCCTATCATGACCAAAATATTCGAAACAAATGATGTCGGATGGTCATCTCTAGATATTAATAATAAAAAAGTTGACCAACCATTTCAAAAACGACTAGGAATTAATTTGGTTAATAATCAATGGGCTCCACTTTATAAAGGATTTGTTCCTTCTGGAAAAAATAATACTACCTTTAATTTAGATGCAGATATAAATACCTATTTTGAAAACGGATATTATCTTACAGGATATGATGTTTGGACTCATAAATGGTTTACAGGTTTAGATTCAGAACATTATATTTATACATATGATTTGCGGCCATTATCTTTGGGACTATTTCATGCTTACGATGCGTTTACTGATGAAGTAGAATTAATTTATACTCCTCCTATTTTTAATATTAATTCTGGTAGGTTGGGAATGACTCCTGGGATTAATTCTACATTTGCTGATTATTACTCTCAGACCTGTCAAATTACAGATAATAATGACCAACGATTTGATATAGAGACAGGAAAAGACCCATTATTTTTTGAATATATTGGGGGACGACAAGAAGAGTTATTAAATTATGGTTTATATTCTGCCTCTGGGCAGGGTGGATATCATTCTCGCGAAATAATTGGTGATGCTTGGTTGGGCTTTTCAGCTCAAACTTATAGTATTTATTGTCGAGATAGAAGTGATGATTATCCATGTTATGATTATCAGTGTTTTAGAACTCCAGAAGATGATGATGGAATTTTATTATTTAATAGTTCTCCAACAGGGACAGTTATTTGGGCTTCTTCATTAAGATATAATCCACTGGGATATACTGGTTCGTTACCTCTACCGTTTACTAGCAGCTCTGTTATTCAGTATGCAAAAATAGGATATACTGGGAATCTCATTACTACTTTTAGAAGTGGAATGTATTTAGAATTTGATTTATCAACTTTATTCCCAATTATTAATAAAACCTCATCTATCGGCGAATGGTATGATTCTTCAGGTATAACTATTGGTCCGTTTGATAGAGATGTAGAAATCGGTTTAATGTATCCTAATAGTGTGCAAGGATTTACTGACCTATATGTAAATAATAGAAAAGTTTCACAGATGTATGCTGATAATCCTAATTGCACTGACGACCCTACGAAAGAAAGTCAGTATATTATTAGTGGACTAAAATTAGAAGAAGGTGGAAGATATGCTAATTACTCTATTGTTTCAGTTATTAAGGCTGGTTATCCATTACATATAAATGTTTATTCCAATCCAACGGTGGGTGGAGATGGATATATTGAAGATGGACATTTGGCAGAAACAAAAAAGGGAGTTCCTTCGGGCAAATTAACACTTAAAGCAAGAAAAACCCTAAATGGAGAAAACTATCATCTTAATTTCCATAAAGGAGAACGTGATTGGTTAAATATCCATAATTTTCCTAATAATGGACTAGAATTAAAATTTGTTATTCCACATTCTAATGGTTTTGAGGGACTCAAGGGTTCTCATACTTTTGTTACTTTTTCTAGAACAGGTAAACTTTATCCTCAACCAGACGACGAAAGTCGGTTTACAGGCTATGGAAGAATAGACTCTTTTGATAATTTTATATATGATTCTTCAGATACCGTAGAAGAATATTGGTCTAAAAGATGTAGACAAAGACGACAGGGAATGGATATTAGCGGATATAGAGAGGGAGTAAGAATTTCATTTACTTTTAAAAATGTTTCTATAGAATATAAAGCTATTCCATATGAAGATTTACATATTATTAATCCTTCTGGTTATTGTGTCGTCTCTGGAGAAATGGGGTATTTAGGTCAAGCCGATACAGCTATATTCACCGAGGGAATTATATTAGAAAATATTTCTTCGGGAGACGAACTCAAACCACTATATGACCCAGTATATATGTCCCCAGTTTTATCAAGATTAAACCCCAAATTTTTTATTGAACCAACTTCTACTACTAATCGTCCAGTATTAGAAGCGCCATCAATCATGAAACAAAGAAAACCAGGACTTAGAATTACAGATTACCAAGAATATAGTGGAATGTTTATGACATATCCAGAAAATTACAACAAACTTTTATGGCCAGCATTTAGTTCAATTGAGATTTTAAATCCTGGAGAAACCATAGAAATAATGCCCCCTGACGACGGATTAACCTTTACTAATAGTGCTATGATTTTTTCCGCATCTAGGGGACAACCGTTACCTAATGGTTTAAAAAATCCAGATATATCTAAACAATATGGAATATCTAATCAGTTTCAGATGTATGATTCTGTTTCAACTGATGCTATTATAAATAGTGGAAAATGTATAACTTCAGGAAGAGGAACAAGGGTAACCCTTCAAGAAGATTTATTAAATAGTGCTTTCGCGACAGAAGGATTACCTATATGTTTAGTATCAAAAAATTTGATTTAAACTGTTGGGTCTTTTAATTCTGAAAGTTTTGTATAAATTACATTTTGTTGAACAGCAATTAAGCGGGCGAAAATAGTATCATCCCCCTTTTTCCTTCCGCTTACAATTACGATATCTTCTTGTTTAGGAAGAACTCCATTTAAAGTTTTACATTCTTCAAGAGAATCATTAAAAATCATGACTTTAACGGTCCCTGTTTCGTCACTGATTTGATATTTGGCATATTTGCTTTTTCTAGCTGTCCTAGAAGTTCCAAGCGTAGGATTTTCATCAATATGACCAATAAAATCAACGTAAGAATCCTCTGGCAATTCTAATATTTCATTAATGGGGGATAATGAACTTTTTTTGGATAAGAATATATCAATTAAGTGCTTGTCGGAAACATAACCCAATAATCGTTTTTCATACCACCAGTTAGCGAAATCAGCACATACATCATTTAGTTCAAAAATATTTTTATATCTTTCTGAACCCTTTTTTATAGTTGCCATTCTTGAATCCTTGATTAAAGGTCGTCCTTTTTCATCTTTATGAACCTGATTTAACGCTTTAACAATGGGAATTAATTTATAATCATACTTTAAAGCTAAAGAAATAGCGTTTTGTTTTTCTTTCGGTTTAAGAAGGTTCCATAATTGAGCCTCATAGACTAAATATGCTCTTTTATCGCCAAATTTAGACAGTGTTCCAGCCTGAATAAGAGCGGAGAGGACTCCGATTGTTAGACCGGCTTCTTTCGCAGATTCAAATAATTCAAATTTATTGGCATGTTCTCGTTTAAAATTATTAAGTTTTTCAATTGTTTTTTCGGCAATGCCCTTAATAGAAGAAAGACCGAAACGAATATCTTTTCCTTCAATAGTAAATTTAATTTGGGAATAAGATAAGCTTGGAGAAAGCAATTTAATATTAAAATATTGCATTTCTTTATGGATTTTAGCTATTTCTCCTATGGGGTCAGGTTCATGTTGACTCATAGAAAGAAGAGACAAGAAGAAATTTGTTGGATATTTGAATTTTAAGTAGACTGTTAAAGCAGCCAATGCAGCATAACTTACACTATGGCTCTTGTTGAATGAATAACTTGCCGAATCTTCCAAAATCTTCCATAAGATTTCTCCTATTTCTTTATCAAGTCCTTGCTCTTTTACTTTTTCTTCAATTTTACTTTTCCATTTTTTAACTTCGTCAACTTTCTTTTTTCCTACAATTCTCCTTAAAATTTCGGCTTCATCCAAGGTGAAACCAATTTTATTAGCCATTTTCATTAACTGCTCCTGATATAGGGCAACCCCACCAGTTTCTATTAAAATATCTTCAAAAAATGGATGAATACTGTCAATAGTTCCAGTTGTTGTATACAGAGCGAGCTTGTCAATAAATTGCATCGCACCAGGACGGGCGACAGCAAGAATAGCACTTAATTCTTGCATATTCTTTGGTTTAACTTTTTGGGTTGTTTTAAAGCATAGGTCAGCCTCTAATTGGAATAGACCTTGTGGGTATTTCAAACTTTGTAGGCTCTGATATATAATTGGGTCATTTAAATCTATGTCTTCGACCTTAATTCCTAATTGTTTACATATATCATCTACGACCGACACTCCACGTAAACCCAAAGCATCTAACTTAACAGAAAATAATGACACCCAGTTCATGTCATAGGAAGAAACAATTTCCTTTTCTGAAGAAAGTTCTGTGGGGCAAGAATCTAGTAGGTTTCCATGAGTAATCATAATTCCTGATGGATGAACCCCCTTATTTTTAATAAGGTCTTTTAATTTTAAAGCTACAGAATAAACAAGACTATGAGTATCACACCATTCTTTAAATTCTCCCACTTTTTCATAGGCAACATCTAAATCCTCCAAGATTCCATGCTGTTTAGGAATCATACTTGTAACATGAGTCATTTCTTCTTCTGGAACTCCACCTAGAATCTTACCGACCTCTTTAATAACCAATTTAGCTGATAAAGTATTAAATGTAAGAATCTTAGATGTTTTTCCGGCAAATTTCTTATCCAAATAAGCTAATACTTTTGGACGATTATAGTAGCAGATATCCAAATCCACATCGCACATTAACGAACCGTCTAAATAGGTAATTCCGTCAAAGATTTGTTTTTTAGCTCTAATTTTAGACACGAATCTTTCAAAATAGAGTCCGTATTTAATAGGGTCTATTTTAGTGACACCAATAAGATAAAGGACAAGACTTCCTGCCGCGCTTCCTCGACCCAAACCAGTCGGAATATCATTTTCTTTACAATAATTAATGACATCCCATACTAATAATAGGTAATCAACAAATCCTAATTCGGAAAGAATTCCAAGTTCGTGTTTAACTCTATCTCCATAAATTTGATAATTTGGGTTAGATTTAGATATTTTTAGTTTCTTAAACCCCTCAATACATAAAGCTCGAAGAAAATCATAATTAGATGTTCCTAATTTTAAACCAACTGCTTTTAAATATTTCTCTTCAATAGCGAATTCTGGAAGTCGAACCCCAAGAATGGGAACCTCCATTGATTCAAAATCGTTTATAAATTCATTTACTTGCATAATTGTGGATTTTCGAAAATATTACCAATGATAGTTATCGGTTTGGATAATTTATTTCCAGCATAAGATTTTTTCTCTATTTCTTTTGTAAATCCTCTCCATCCTACGTGAATTGGGCACCATTTTACCATGTTGATAACATCGAATCCTTCATTATCATCCCAATCATCATAATGATGAGTGGTTACAATATCTCCTTCGTAAATTTCTTTTCCATTTTTATCTACTAGGCCAGTAAATTGCTGGATACAAATAGATTTATTAAACTGTAAGTTTTTAAGATAACTATTTAAAGTTTGAGAATAAATGAATCCTAAATTCTCAAGAAATAAATCGTTTATCCATCCTTTTAGATTAAAAGACCATATTCTAAATTTAATATTCATAAATCCAATTGATATTTTAACTTATCCCAGACTTTTAAATTTAATAGCAAATCATTAATCGCATGATGGAGTTGTTCGTAATCATGTTCTATTCCATATTCTTTTCCAAGAGCGGTAAGATTAGTTTTAATTCCCTTAACAACTGCATTTGCCATTCTATATTGATACTCCAAAAAAGTTCCATCTGCTTTTCTATAAGGAATATTCATTTTAATTCCCTGAGCAACAGATTTAGTATCAATCACCTTGTTCATTATGAATTTCCAATCGACACCCATCATTTCCGCGAATCCCTTTAATAAATATAAATCAAACCTAAGACCATTATGCATAATAATATAATCAGAATTTACAAGCATTGGCCAAAATATTTTAAAAGCCTCTTCTGGCAAGATAGCTAATTTTTCATGTTCTTCTGGATTGAATCTAGTAATTACTGCCGCCTCTCTGCCTATAGATAAATGGGGGGAATCTGGCCATTTAACTCTAATATCTTGGGAGTCAATAATTTTATCTCCCTTAACCTGAATAATCCCAACTTGCCAAGGGCGATTAAATATAAAGTTAAGACATAAATTAAATGTCTCTAAATCAATAAAAGTAAATACTGATTTTTTATCATATCGTAATAGGTTATCTTCCATATTAAAAGGGTGGGTTGGAGTCGTCTGGGTCTGTTTTTGGTTCATTCGAAGGAACTACATCTAATTGACATATTACATTTTTTAATAAATCTCTATTTATGAGATATCCTTGGGTAGTCCATCCCTTATTACTGATAGCCTTTAATTTTAAATTAAATTGAGCAATAATATTTTCTAAGGCATTACATAATTCTTGCGTTTTAAACCAAAAAAATGTTCCATTGGAAATATAAAAATAAACAAAATATTCAACCCCATCAGAAAGGGCTCTCCATGGACCGCCTAAAGTTCCCTTATCTGAATCACTATATAATTCCATAAAAAAGTTTTCAGTAGCTTCCATATTATATGTGTCGGTTTTTAACTCAATTTTGATTTTATCACCAAGTTCAAAATCCCACCGTTTATCTTCTGATAATTTGATATTTAAATTCTTATAAATTTGAGAAAAGATTAATTCTCCTGTTTTCCCAATAGGTAATTGTTCATTAAAGTCGAATATTTTCATGCGGTTTGATTATTTTTTAACCATCTTTTAAAATTAAATGTATTACTTCCCATGTGGTCTAGTTCAGGTCTTTCTACGGTCGATTTGGAAGAATGGCCTCGATTATGGATACATCTAAAAGTGATATAAGCCAAAAAATCATCTTCATTTTTATAATAGATACTTTGAGCTGGCATGATTGGGAATTTCTTCGATGTAGTAAAGTCTATCACTCTATTTAATAATAGCGAATCAAAAGGCAAATTATTATCTTCTTGGAGAAAAACGGGAGAAGTAAAAGAAAAATCTGGAACGTGTTGGTGCGAATAAAAAGTATTTAAATAAAGAAAAGAATCATAAAATGGAACCACCAAAGAAAGATTATCTGTCCATAATTTTTTCAATTGTTTAAAATCTAAACATGGAGTATAATAAAATCCATCTTTCGCTGCAAAAGACCAAAGACGAAGTAGGTCTTTATAGCCATTTGGATTTTTAGCAAATATTATATATCTTGCCCGCTTTTTAAGCGAATCCTCATTTTGATTTAAACAATCTTCGGTAAAGAAGAGTCTTAAACCAAACATTAGTTTAATTTTATTTTCTTTGGCGTTTTTACTCGCTTGTAGTAAGCCACTAATATTATCATCAACCAATGGAAGAATTTTTAATTTATTAGCTACGAGAAGGTCAAAAATAGAAACAGGATAAGATTCTTTACAAGTCGGAGCTTCTAAAGTTAGGATACTTTTACCCAAACTAAAGTGACTTTTAAACAACGGCAATGTAGAATACATATGTATATGTTAAGTTTTTCTTATCCAAAAGTCAAGAGTTAAAAGTTGAAATCGTCCAAAACATTTCTTTTTATAACAGGGGGTTGAGGTTTAATATTTATGTCTAACGCTGGAGAGAAAAAGGCTGGACAACCAGCATATTGTTCTAGTTTAATTTCTAATGCTATATCTTTTGGAATTTCTTCTATGGTAAAAAACGTCTTTTCTTTCCCGTCTTTCATTTTTACACGATAATATTGAAATGGAAATTTATATGGACAATGCCACATTTTTGTTCCATCTTTTTTTAATTGTCCTGGTTTTTTAGCATAGCCACAAACCACCTTTCCTTTAAATTCATTTGGAGAGGGTTCAATGTGAGCGGCAAAATTTTTCATGGCATCATATTTATTAAAAAATAATACCTTTTTTTCTATTTCTTCTAAATAAAACTCTAGTCCTTTTAAAGCATTGTCAGTAAATTTTAATTCCATAATCGGACTATCTGGATACTGTAGAAAAATAAATCTGACTCTTGGCGATAGATGTGGCCAAAGTTTTTTCGCTGCAAGACTATAAATTAGTGCTTGAAGATTAGATTCTTGGTCTTCTCCTTCAAATTTTTTCTTAGAAGATTTAAAATCATCTATAATTATTTCATTACCGACAATAACTGGCTTATCCATAAATCCTTTAATTCTATAACAAGGTGATTCGTTGGATAAATCAAATTCAAATTCTGGAGCTACTAATTTCCCATTTTTAATAAAAAAATCATTTTTTAGTCCGACCATAATCATTTGGTCTATCATAACTAATAATTCTTTAGTTAGAGAAAGTTTTAATTTTCTTATATGGTGAAGAACCATTCGATAAACAGCTTTACTTCCAATAATAGAATTTTCTTTAATTATCTGTTTATAATGTTTTTTATGTTTCTTTTTTAACAAGACCTCAAAAACAGAATGACAAATAGAACCCTTTTTTGCTCCTTCATTTTGAATTTGAGGTAGTTGAATATGGTAATTTGCCCAATATTGCCAAGAACATTGGTCTAAAAGTTTTGTTCGAGAAGCGGATAATCCTATTAAAGGGGTAGGTTTGTCTTCCATAAATTTATTTCTTCGACAGTCATATCTCCAAAATCTTTTAAAGTAGGTAATGAAATTAGAATTTGAGATTCATCAAAAAACTTAGAAAGAAATTTTTTACCGTTTTCACTAGCTATATTTCCTATAAAGTTATTATCTTTGTCGTTATTTAACGCTAAAACGATTTTATTAACATCTAATTTAATAAGAGAGGTAACAATACTAGAACTAATATCTATACCAAATAACACTAAAACATTTTTTATTTCAGCCTCCCACAAAGCTAACATATCCCCGATACTCTCTACTAAAATTACATATTTATTTTTGATGATTTCTGGTTTATTAAATATTAAAGGGTAACTCCATTTTGATTTACTCCCTAGAAGTTTCCATTTAGGATTAAAATTTTGTAGGGCTCTGCCGCTAAATCCTACTAGGTCATGTCTTTCATTAAAAATAGGAAAAACATACCTATTCATAAGTTTGCCCTTTATTGCTACTCCCCCACTGAAAATTTCCAAAGTCTCATTACTTATTCCTCGATTATTCCAATAAGAATTATCTTTTAATAATCTAACCAGACAATCCTTAGAGAATATTTCTTGTTCTTGAATTTCGACTTGATGACTAACTACTGGTTGAAAAGATTGGACTTTATTTAAATCATCTACGGACAAAATAGAAGTGCCGGTAGAATGAAGGTGAATAAACTGAAGAAGCTTTCCCCCAGTATTTGTCCCAAAATCATACCAATCACCAGTAGTTTTATCTATAGATAGAGATGTCGGGTTATCTGAATCTCTATATAATGGTTTTGTGCGAAAATATTGACCATTATCTATTAATTGAGAATAACCAATTTTATGAAGAACATCCTTAATACTTTCAATCATAATGTTTCTTCTCTAATACCAACACTATCCGTTACCAGAAATTGAGAATTTTGTCTTTGAATAGCATCGTGGACAGTTCCTCGTTCTTCAATATTAAAATTACTTATCTCAAAATTAAGGTAATTTCTTACATATTTTCTGCTTCCATCTGGGAATTCTCGTAATACTAAGTCCCTATGTCCAGCAGCCTCTCTTCCTTGATATCGAGCTTTAATTTCTACGAGTTTATGGGTTCCGCTATCCAGAGTATCTAATACTATTTCATCTTCTGTTTTTCTTCTCAAAATAGCTAAGTATGTAGCAAACCACGCTAATCTATCAGAAATGGCAATAGCAGAAGCATCATCAACTACATTTGCCGATGTTCTTCCAGAATTCTCTCCAGTTCTATTAATTTGAATAGCGGAAAAAATGGGTAAATCTAATTCTAGGGCTATTCTTTTTAATTTATCTACCTTTTCTCCTAACACTTGATATTCAGCCCAATTTTGTCCTACCTTTTCCGTTGTGAGTTTTAAATAATCGTAAATAATAATAGCCTTGTTACCTCTACCAACGATTTTATAATACCATCTTCTCATAATGGCCATTACTTCATCTATATGCTTATTGCCAACATGATAATGATAAGTCTTATATTTACTTTTTAGAGATGGAAGAATTTTTCTTACTTTTTCTACCATATCTGCATTTTTTCTCCAATTTCCGGTTTCTAGATACCATAATGGGACACCAGAGAATGCTGCGGCTGTTCTTAATTTAATTTCTTTAGAAACCATTTCTGTATCTAATATTAGGGCTGGAACATTATTAATTCTGCCCGTTTCACAGGCTAAATGGTTGAGCCAAGTAGTTTTTCCTTGCCCAGCTCTAGATGCCACGGCATATACATTTCCGCCTCTAAGGCCACCATACATTCGGTTAAAATCATTAAATGGAGTTAATAGTCCTATTTCTTCGTTAGGATTATTCCCTAATGATTCAATCATTTCATAAACATCAGAAAATAAATCATCTGGCTCGTCTTCAATAGAAAAAGAAGATACTTTATCTCCGTATAAAGCATCAACTTCGGCAATAGTTTGTTCTAGAGGATTATTAGATGATTTTTCTAAGTGTTGTTGAATCTTATTACAGGTATGACTTAATTCTCTAAGAGCTTTTAATTTGGATAATTCTTGACAAGCTTTGAATGTTGCTTTTGGAGTAATACTAGAGAATGATATAGCATCAATATAATCAAAGATATTAATTTTGTCTTTGAAAGAGATTCCCAATCCTGTTATTTTTTGGGCAAGAAGAACTTTATCGACATTTTCACTAGCAAGGATAATCTGTTTTAAGCAGGAAAAAATAACTCCATGAGGTTCAGCTACGAAATCTTTTTCTGAAATAAATCCGATAACATCTATCATGATGTTTGGATTCTGAATTAAACCTCCTAAAACGTGTTTTTCTATTTGAAGAGAATGAAGGGCCATAGTAGATTATACTAGAATAAGACTGCCTCATTGTCAAGGTTATTCGTCTTCTTCGTCTTCTTCTCCCTCACTTAATGCTTGGATTGAGTGTTTAGAAGCTTCAATAGACGCTTGTTTTAAACCCTCACTCCAATCTCCAATATATTTTTGTAATGCTAAACAGTGGGCTGGACTTTCAAAAAACATAATATGTTCTGGATGTCCATTTTCGCTATTAAAATAATATAAAACAAATCCACCAAGAGCATGTTCATTTATTAAATTTAATACATGTTTCGGCATGGAGCCTTGTCGATTTGTCATAATTGTATTTACACAGATATTTTATTTAGAGAATAAGATTAAATTTTTGTCTAAACCATTCTTTTGATAGTGTATCTACTTCATTATACATAATTTCTATTAATTGAAAACCATTTCTTTCTAACCATTCCATTTTTTTGCAGTCTCTTTTAACGGAATCTAAGAATAATTCTGGTTTTCCATCATGGAAATAATGAAACTCATTATGTTGTGGCCCTTGAACTTCTATAGCCACTTTTAATGAAGCGTTTAATATATCGACTTTTAAAAGTGTTCCATAAACCGGAAATTCTTCATAAACAATAAATGGACGCCAAAAAGGTCTAAGAAATTTTTTAACTTTAAATTGGAGTTTAGATTTACATGCTTTATCCCATTTAATTAAATATCTGGTAACGTTTTTGGTAACTAATTTTCCATTAATATTAAATAGCCTCATGAGTAAAGAGTTTTAATTTTGTTAATTAAAATATTTAATGTAGGAGGATTAGCCTCAAAATATTCAGAAAATTGAACAAGTCCTTGATGCTTAGACTTATATTCAATTAATGGTTTAAGTGGTAATTTTTCTGCTTCTTTAGCTTTTTCATTATGTTTTTGAATTTCTTCATTTTCAGCAATAATGGGAAGATTAACTTCTTCAATCCACTTCGTCACAATATCAGAAAGTTCAATCCAAGCCCCTTTCTTTGATACTAGTCCTAATAAAAATAATGAATCAAAAAGTTCTTTTTCTACCCAAATAGCATTACCCACTTTTCCCTTTTTAATAGGAATTTCAATGGTGTATCCAGTATTATCTGAAGCTGATTTTTTAATTTCAATTTTAACATTAATACCAAGAATAGGATTTTTAATTGGGTCTGGTCTTTCCCCTTCTGTTTCTAAAATATAATGACTAGCGGCTCTTGGTCGATAGTATAAAGCATATGAGGCTTGATGATTTAGAGCGTGGGTTTGATTACCATCCATGATATTTGGGGCTTCTTTCTCATACATACTCATGGTAAAAGTAGCACTATATTGAGTAATCATTATCATGAAACCATTATAATTAGTTATCATGTGAGATAAACGACGAAGAAGTTCTTTCGTTAGGAAATTAATGCCTGCCGGTTTTTTAGATTCAGACATCTTTTTATCTAAAGATGATGCTAACATTAACATGTCTACACTGTCGATAACACAAGCCAAATGTTCTCCAGCTTCATGAGTTTGTTTATAAAGACCATGTAAAACATCACAAATTGTATCTAAACAGTTAGAATTAAGAACGAAAACTGTTCCATATTCCCATTCGTTAGGGTCAGTAACAAATTTTAAAGATGTCCTTTTTCTTAGTTCTTCGCTTAGTTTAGCTTCGGCATTAATATAAATAGTCTTAGCTTTAGGCAAAGACTTCATATAATTATCTGCAAAAAGTAAAGATTGAGAGGTCTTTCCTGTTTCGGCTGGGCCACCCATCCTTAATATCATACCCGATTTTACTTTAATATAGTTATCTAATTTTAATGAACCAGAACTAATAATAACTGGATTTTGACAATCAAAATTAAAATGAGAATCTTTATACCCATTCAGCATAGCTGATAGGAAATTCTTGGATAATTGAGATGTATCTACTGGTTGTTCAATTTTATCTTTCTTTGCCATAATTTAAAAATTCTTTAAGAGTTTTGGGTTTTTTATCTAATATAATATCTTCGCCGAGTTTAGTTTCTTTTAGGTCAACCTTTATGGGGTCAATAGATAGATTAGTATTTTGTTTACTATATTCAAGTAATTGGTCTGACAAAAAATGTTTCCCTTCTTCTGTGAGAAACCAAACCATAGAAGTAATTTTATAATTGTTAGGTTTAGGACACCAAAATAGAAATTCTAATCCATATTTTTTAATTAAACCATTAACAATCTTCATCTGTCCCGCCCAAAAGGAGGGAGTTTTGGGCAAGAATTCACACGTTAAAAATTTACTGCTTAATTTTTGTTGATTGCTGAGTTTCCTGGGAGCTTTTTTCTTGCTTTGTATTATTTCTTTGTGGTTGGAGTCCTGCTTCATATAAGTCCCATGATACCATGCGTTTTACTAATGAGTCAAATGAAATTTTTGGCTTCCATCCTAATTCGGATTTTGCTTTATTTGGATTTCCGAGTAAAAGTTCTACTTCGTTGGGTCGATAAAATTCTTTACTAATATTAACTAAAAACGGATATACCCCATTTGGTTGACGAATGCCGCAGTTACTTTTTAATGGGTCAAAAGATATTCCTTTGAAACAATCTTCGACAGTTGTTCCATTTACCCATAAAGCATCTATTCCCGCATGTTTAAAAGCCAAAGTAACAAATTCTTCAATAGTATGAGTTTCTCCAGAAGCTAAAACATATTCTTTAAGGTTTTTAATTAAATATATCCATACGGTTTTTTTATCACCAATTACATATTTTAATTCGTCATTAAGTTCAATATTATATCTGTCTTGATTTAGCATTCTCCAGACACCATCCATGAAATCTTCAGCGTGTGACCAATCCCTTTTAGTATAAACATTTCCAAGTTCGATTGGTTTAAAAGGTTCATTATTTAGTAATGCTTTTTTAATACGAGCAACCCCTTGCGTTATTTTTCGAGTGACGAATTGAGAACCCCTTCTTTCGCTTTCGTGATTAAAAAGATAGCCTTGGACAGCATACAAACCATAAGATTCTCTATAGACTTTGACCAGATGCCTAGCGGCACACTTAGCTGCCCCGTAGGGCGACCTTGGCCGCATGGGATGAGTTTCGTCTTGTGGGGAGAATAGAACGTCTCCAAACTCTTCTGAGGAACCAGCATTATAAAAACGACATAAAGGAGCATATTTTCTAATAGCTTCTAAACATTTTAAGACTCCAACTGCCCCGACCATAAATGTCTCTTCTGGGATAGTCCAACTGTCTGCTACAAAAGATTGAGCCGCTAAATTAATAAAATAATCTGGCCTATATTTTGACACTATGTTATCAAGAGAAGAACTGTCTGTTAAATCTCCCCTTTCCACCTTAAATAAGGGATTATTTAATAAATGACCGTAATTTTTATCATTCATCTGAGAGGTTCGTCTAACCATACCAATTACTCTATGTCCCAAATTAAGACAATATTCTGCCATATATGACCCATCCTGACCACTTACACCCGTAATAATAACTGTTTTTTCCATAAATTTTATTGAAAACTAACTGATAAATGTTTAAATAACCAAATAATAATATCTACCATTTTCCATAATCCTAATGGAACAAAAACAACCAATAGCACTACAAATAATTTATAAATAACCTCGAATCCGCGAAATATTGAGCCATCCATATATTATCCTTTTATAGTTCCAATTCCCAGTTTTTGGACTACTTTCGTAGCAACACTATTCGCGAATGGAATAGCAATATTCATATTCTCTGTTTTTACGAAACTAACAGCTAATCCAGCTAAGAATGAATCTCCTGCTCCTGATAAATTTTTAATTTCAACAAGTTTAACTGGAAAAATTTGTTCTAAATACTTACATCCATCAGCTCCTAATGTTTCAATAATTTTTAATTGAAGTCTTGGGGTTAAACATTTTAATGAAGCTCTATATTCTTTTCGATTAATCTTAATAAAAGTAATATCATTAGCCCACTCTCCAAGAACCTTCTTAGTATCTAAAAATGTCAGAGGATGATGTTCAGCAATATATTGAATGTCTTTTTCACTCAAGAATCCCTTATCATAATCAGAAATAACTACAGCCGAACAATGGTCCCACGGAAGGGCTTCTAAAGTTTGACGGTCTATAGGAGAGTATTCTGCTTGGGAATCTATTCTTATAAACATGTGGTTTGTTTTAATATCCACATATCTAGTTTTAGTAATCTCATGATAATTATTATTAGTAACTATCTCACAAGGAAAATCTAAATCTATAATATTTCGATAGACATTTCCAGCCATCCCTAAAGTTTTTTCTTGCTTAACTATATCTAAAACTGGGACTGGTGAATCGGGAGCTAGCCTTTCGCAAGTCCCATAAAAAAATACATCTGAGCAAGTATCTCCAATAACAAGAATCGGTTTCATATCACTTAATATTATTGAGAATATTAAGTAGATTGTCTATTTTTTCTTTAGTTAAAGAAGGATAATTTCCGATATACCATGAAAAATGATGGATAAATTCCATTCGGGGAAAATCTTCCTCGTTTATTTTAACGATAGATTTTAAATATGGTTGTTTTAATTGACTCCCGCCGCCAGAAAGTCCCCTTCTAAATTCTATACCATTTTTATTTAATGTTTTTTCTATCTTATCTCTTAATTTAAAACTTCCATTTCTTAGGATAACAATAAAAGCATAATTACATTGTCCTTGTAAATTTAACTCTTTATGATATAAATCTGGTCTTAAACCATCATAAAAGTATTTAAAGTTTTCTTGTCTTAGTTTATTATTTGAGTCTAATTTTTTAAGTTGAGATAATCCTAATACTGCATTAATTTCTGTACTTCTAAAATTATGAGATGGAGCAATGAATACAAAGTCTTGATTAAGAGTAGGATTTTCTTTTAGTATTTGTTTTTTAAATACTTCATGTGTTGATTCCCTTAACATCCCATGGGAACGCAAACACCTTAATACTTCATAGAATTTACGATTATTAGTACAAACCATTCCTCCCTCAATGGTGGACATATGATGAGCAAAATAAAAACTAAAATTACTAGCAAATCCAAAAGAACCACATTTTTTATTCTTAAATGTTGTTCCATGACTTTCACATACATCTTCTATTAATAAAATATCGTTTTCTTTACATATATCTAAAATCCGTTGAGATAGTCCGTTTATACCCAAAACATGAGTTAGGAAAATAGCTTTGGTAGAAGGGGTAATTAATTTAAAAAGTTTTTGCTCGTCAAAAGAAAGATTTCCAAAATTAATATCACAAAAAACGGGCTTCATATTCGCATGAATAACCGCAGAAATATCGCTGACCCACGTTAACGGAGGAACAATAACCTCTCCAACCCCATAAAGATATTTAATAGCTAACATTGTTAACTCATTTGCTGAACTTCCAGAATTAACAAATAAGCTGTATTTCACCCCAAGCCACTTAGACCATTCTTTTTCAAATTCTAATACTTTTGGGCCATTAGTAAGTTTCGGTATAGGTCTTTGAGAGAGAAATTCTTGAATACATTGAATATCTTGTTCGTCAATATTTTCCGCCATTAATGGATGATTAATTTGATTCATATTATTTTCTGATATTAGGATAATTATTTAAATACCATTCAATGGTTTTTTCTATTCCATTTTCAATTGACGTAAATGGGAAGTCATTTAATGATAATAGCTTATTTCCGCTTAAACGTCTAATTTTCTGTCCAGATGGTTTAGTGGTATCAAACTCTAATTTATTTTCTATTCCGAACGCACGAGCTATTAAAGTTGCAATATATTTTATTTTAATAGTCTGATTATTACAAAAGATTAATGGTTCTTTATCGTTATAATATTCTAAAGCCCATTCAGTTAATTTTGCCACGTCATCTACATATAAAAATTCTCGTTCTTGTTCTCCATCACCCCAAACAGAAAAAGAGGTATCATTTAATTTCGCTTGATGAGCTTTATATATTAATACTCCTATTACATGTCCGGTTTCTAGATTAAAATCATCATTTGGGCCATAAATATTAGTTGGAATAATACAATTATAAATTAATCCATGTTCTTCATAGCAAATACGACTTTGTATTTCTAGCATTCTTTTCGCGAATCCATAAGGATAATGGACTTGCGCCGGAAATCCAATATGTAAATCTTCTTCTTTATAAGGTCTATTTATTTCTTCTGAAAAAATACATGAAGATAAAAACGATAATACTCTTGGGACATGCATGTTTTTACATGCTTCCAAAACATTAGTATTAATTAAAATATTATCGTAGAATAACTTATATTTTTGTTCGATATGAAATTTTAATCCCCCAACCTTTGCAGCACAATGAACAACCGCATCTGGGCGATGAGACATAAACAAGAGGTTGCATTGGTCTTTATCTCTTAAATCATATTCGTGAGAAGAAAAACCTATTCCAAAGTTTAAGTTCTGACCAACTGTTCCAGTTTTTCCAGTTATTAGTATTTTTTTCATGATTTTAATGCTTTTTTAATTTTTCTCACGATAAAATTATGACCAGCGTCATTATAGTGAATTCCTGCATCCATAGTATATTTTAATTTAAATTTTTCGTCTTGTGGCAGAAAAATTGTTTCGTCGGCCAGTTTAGATATTCTATTAATATTATTTAGGTTTAGTTGTCTATAGTCCTCTCCAAAATGAATCACTTTATTTTCGAAAACTGATAAATATATACCATGAGGACTTAAAAAAACTATTTTTTTGCAATATTTCCTAAACGTTTTAAAACAATCTTTTTCTTCTTGTTCGTTTTGATAAAAAAACAAATTTGTATTCATGAACGGTGGACGTTGATACAAAAAAGCTTTTTCAAATCTTCTATATTTGGTATTTAAATAATATTCCCATATCGTTTTAGGCCAAGGCAAAACTCCATTATCATGTATTCCAACTTGAATTATTAATATATCAAATTTCTTATTTAAATCAATAACAAACTCTTCTAGTTTATTTAGGGTATTAATATGAAATTGAGAACCAATATTAAAATAAGTAAAAGAAAAATTCGGTAATAGACGTATTAATTTATTTATGTATGAGTTTCCTTGTGGGACAGTTCCACGAGAATCAGATAAAATCAAAACATTCATACTTCATATCTTTTATATTGGTAATACTGCTATAATTCCATCAATATTATCAATTTTGTCTAAATCAATACGAAAACTATCTTTGGTTAATAATTCTTTATTTAAAGATACCCCTGATTTTTCTAAGAATAGAATTAATTCAAACAGTTCCAAACTATCCAATAAACCAGAGGTATATAATCTGTCGCTTATTCTAATACTCGGTTTATTTTTTTCAGCCAAGAATTTATTAATGATATTTAATATTCCTATTTTTTTAATTAGTTTTTCCCCAGAACGAAAACGGCTTATTTTACCACTGGAAGTTTTGATTAAAAACGATGGATTTTCTATAAATACAGTAGGGGAGACTTCGTATAAATTTTTAACAGTTAAAGATATTTCTTTAGAGATAACGTCAGCAAGAGATAAGTCGTTTGTTTCAGCAATAATAAATGTTCTACATGTTCCTAGTTCATTATCTTGGATTCCAATACAAGCTATTCTTCCTGGGGTAATTCCTTTGATACCATCAAGACTTTTTTCAACTAATTCTGGATAAATATTAATTCCAAAAGAAACAAAATTGTCTTTATTTCTTCCAGCTACAAAAATTTCTCCATTATATATTAATCCTAAATCTCCAGTATCATAATATCCATATTTATTTAGAGTCTTAGTTGTAATAGTATTACTTTTAATATAAATTTTACCAACAACTGGTTCCCCAGTAATATCTTCTTCGTTATCATTTAAAATTAAAACAGAAATCCCCTGCATAGCTCTACCGCAACTTGTTAATGAAAAACCATTAGCTAGTGTTATTGAAGATAGAGAATTAGATTGACTGACGGCAAATACATTTTCCGCTAGGGCATAACAATTAGCTATCTGACAATTAAGTTTATTATTTTTATATTTTTCAATAAATTTATTAATATCTTTATTGAATGAAAGCTCAGAACAACTAATTAAAAATTGTAAAGAAGATAAATCTATTTTAGATATATCGTCTTTTTGATTAGCCAAAAACGAAAAAACAAAATTCGGCCACCAAACATGAGTAGCTTTATATTTCTCAATCATTTCTAATATTAACACTGGGCGAGAAAGCCATAAAAATGTATCTATATATGCAACTGAACAATCCATAACAACAGGAATAATAACCGAAGTAATTAATCCCATATCGTGATATAATGGTAGCCAAGAAACAATAGAACTATACTGATTGATGTTAGAAATAAGAGCATATTCTTCGACATTCTCTATTGCTTGCTTATGTGTTACTTCTAATATTTTAACGTCACCAGTGGTTCCTGATGATAATTGCAAAAAGGCGACATCATCAGAAGAATAATCAATCAAATCTAATTCATATCTATCATTGTGAGGATTATTTATAGTAAATGCCGCGTTAAAAAATGTCTTAAGCGACGAAAAATATTTTTCCGAACAAAAACAAAATGATGGATTTACTATTTCTTTTATTCTTTGTAACTTTTTATGAAATTCTGAAGAATGAACTTTAACTGAAGGATGTTGTATAATCAATGGAATACGATTATAAAGAATACATCCCCAAAAAGCAGCAATTAAATTGGAAGTCAAATCATCGCACAAAATTACTTTATCTCGTTCCTGTGTATTATTTGCAATAAATGAACCTATTCTTTTGGATTCTTCAAAAAGAGATTTGTGTTTAGATGAATCTGCTAATAGGTTGGGTAATATTTTGTGTGCTCGTTGAATATATCTGGCTAAATAAGTAGCAATATAATTAATTCCATGAAACATATAATGCAACCTATCAGGTAAACAACAATTAGATATCCATTCATTGTCTTGTGGTAAAGAAAAAGAATCGCAATCAACAGGAGAAAATCTAAAATTAGCTTCTAGTTGTTTATATTGATGAGTCATTCCAAGACCATACTCTTTATTTAAATCGTTTGGTGGCCGAACAGAATGCATATTAATAAAAATAACATTTCTTCCTCTTGACCTAAATGTTTTAAAAACAGATTTTTCTTCTTTTTCGTCTTTATATAAAAATTTAGATTTACCATTATTTTCTATTTTATCAATAAGAGAAGATTGGTTAAATTCTCTGGTTTTGGTATTTATAATCTCTTTCCACGTTTCTTCGGGCCAGAAGCATGGTCCTCCCTCATGCCATCCCGCTTGAATAATGATAATATCGAATACTTTATCTGGGAATTTGTCCAAAAGAAATTCTTCCATCATATTAATAGATGCAAGCCATTTATCTATTCCGCTAATATAAGACGTGATATTATATCCTTTACCAAGCATCTGTTGTAATACATTAGGCCAACTATATTCTCTCGGCCACATAGCTCTAGAGTCTGCTAAAATAAGGATTTCCATAATTTTAATTAAATCTTTCTTTCCAAACATTGGGATATTTTTTCCAATTTAATCTATCAATACAACTAACTAAATCGTCAAGTGGTTCGCTATATTTTAATCTAAATTTTGGGTCATCTTTCAATATTTGGGTAAAATGTATGGGTGCATGGTCGCCACTGGTTCCAGGCATATGGCCACATTTTAATAATGGAAAAGACGATAAAATAGCTTTAATACCAACGTGTTGACTTCTTATAGCTAAATCTGCATGAGCCATTGGGCAGGTTTCAAAATGACAATCAAATCCCCCAATTCTATCAAAAGTTGTTCTATACCAAATAACAGAATTAAAAATTAACCAATGACTAGGAATTACCATTGGATTTACTGGATAAGCATTAACAATTTTATAATAATCATCGTTTTGATAATCATTTTCTCTGGATAAATTTTCGCTTTCTGAATACTTACAAACAACTACATGTTCATCGTTATATTTAGAAAGGATATCAATATTATTATCCAAAGAATCTTGAATTAAAAAACAATCATCTGCATGAGTGGGATATATAAATGTTCCTTCACACAAAAGACTTCCTATAGCAGATGCTCTTACTGGAGAACCGAAATCTCTAACATATTTAATATTTTTATATTGTAAAAGATTTTCTGGTAATTGGTGTGGTCCCACAATAACTAATTCAAAAGAACGCCTTGTTGAAGACAAAATAGATTCATATACTTTTGTCCAGTTCTGCGGACGAATAGCTGGCATTAAGATTGAAATTTCTGGTTTTGTCATATAGATAGAGCTTTTACCGCTTCAATATTTAGACTAACTAGTTTTCCTTTTATTTCATCAGTTAGTCTTCTAGATTTATATTCAATACTTGGCAAATAACATTGAGAGTAATCATCAATATAAAAATGTTCTGTTTCCCTCCAATCATAACGATGGATATTTACGAAATCTAATCCTTTTAATAAACTAGTTAAATACTTTTCATTAAAACCAATATAATGAAAATCATAAGCATGTTTTTGGGAACCAAACATTAAATTTGTAATGGCTTCTAAATCTCTTGTTTGAATATAATATTCACACAAAGCCTCAAAATCTGGGACAGAAATCCTTAAAATACCACCTGGTTTTAATATCTCATTCCAGCGGATTAATATTGGAAGAACTTCGTCTCTTTTGCAATGTTCAAGCATATGACAAGTATAAATAACATCAACACTATTATTTTTAAACGAAGATAATAGGAAGCAGTCTTCTACTAGGTCTGGAGAGCATTCTGGACGGATATCTATGTTAATATATCCATGTATTTTCCGATGGTAACACCCCAAATGTAATTTGATAAGTTCTGACATAATTAGTCTCCTAATATTTTTCTTTTTAATCTAATATTTAACATGTTTTGTATTTCTGTTTTAAAATTAGGTCCAAATTTTAATGTCATTTTTTCCAAATAAGATGGGTTACTAAAATATTTAATTACCGCTTCGTCACGAAATTTAAGAATTTCATGATTTTTTAATACTTCTGTCGGAAGATTAAACGTTTCGTAAGCGTGTTGAGAATATCCTATCCATCCGACGCCATTGTTTTCTGGTAAAACAGATGGATTATGTTGAGAAAAATCTCTGTGTAATTGACTTCCAGGATAACCCATAGCACAATACATATTAGCATATTCGCCATTTAAGTTCATAGCTAAATCTAACGTTGATTGCATTGTTTCAATGGTGTCTGTTGGTAACCCAAATATAAAATTATTCATAGAACAAATTCCATGATTTTGAATTTTAGAAACAATATCATGAATATTTAATTCTTGAAATTTACCCTTAATGACTTCTTGCCTTACTTTAATATTACCAGATTCAATACCTAGTGCTAGCCAATTTACTCCAGCTTTTTTAAGAATATCTAAATATTGTTCTCTTACGGTGTCTATTCTTGCGTAAGCCCAAAAATTAAATTTCATCCCGCTATCAATAACACCCTTACAAATTTCAAGAAAATGGGGTGGTTTTAAGACAAACATTTCATCAGCTATTTTAACATTAGTAACCCCCTTATCAGTAAAACCCCTTAAAATCCTTAATGTATGAGCGGGCGACCAAGTGCGGAAAGTATTATTTTTATTATCCCCATTATTAAATGGAGAATTAATCATACAAAAAGAACACTGAAAAGGACATCCCAAACTGGTATATAAAGATAAAAATGGTTGAGTTTTATTTTCATTAGTCCAACTATGCCAATTAGAAGTTCTATACTGTTCTAAAGGAAGAAGGTCAAGAGGCAAATTCGGAATATCATTATCTAAGTCTCGTAATAAAGGAGCAGAGCAATTTCCCTCTATCTTTCCAGAAATATAATTAAAATACCACAATCCAGGAACTTTTTTCCTATCGCTAATATCTTTGTGATTTTTTTGTTTTAATAATATATCCAATGTAATTGGACCTTCCCCCTGACAAACCAATGCTCCTGGGTCGTCTTCTATAGTTCTTATCGGTAACGAAGAGGGGTGCGGACCAATATAGATACGAGTAATATCTAAATCAGCCAATTTATGCATAATGTCGATTGCCCCTGTCATATTTTGTGTCGAGGCTGATGGCTGTTGCCCATAAACAACCATACCAATTACTTTTGGAGATTTATTTTTAACGATTGTATATACTTCTTTTGGATTTAACCTTAAAGCTTCGCAGTCGAGTATTTCTACATTCCACCCTTTATTTATAAGATAAGAAGCAATCATTAACGCCCAAATTGGGGGTTCTATAGCTGAAAAATTATTACTAAGGTCTTGATAGACTCTTTTAGCAGAATTCGGATGAATAAGTAGGATATCTAAATCGTTTTTCATATTTTATTAACTAACAAATTATTTTTATCAAATCTTCTTTCCCATATATTAGGAAAATTCTTCCAATCGTCATAATTTAAATTAATTCTTTGTTTTATATCTAGGGTTGAGTTTCCGTAGATAGAATTAAATCTTGTAATGTCTGGTCCTAATTGAGCATCATTTACTGGTCCATGGTCGCCCTGCTGGCCAGGAAGATGAGAACAATAAAAAGCAACCACAGGAAGACTTACAATTTGTCCTCCATCTGATTGAACTCTAAAAGCTAAATCGTGTAAAGCATGATTGCTATATTCATAATTACAATCAAATCCACCAAGCCAAAGAAAATAGTTCTTCTTAATAAAGAAATGCATACATAATTTATAATTAACGGGAATTCCCGGTAATCTTAAATCAGCATGAGAATGGGCAATCCAATAATATGGAGAGAAATGTTCATGATTTTCTTTTAAAGGTAAAAGAGTTATCGGGTCTAATACTCCTTCATCATACCTCATATTTATCATATCTTTGAATGTCAATGCTTCTCTATGAAGGTCAACAGCAATATCAATAACATTGGGTTGTAATAATCCATCATCTGTTGTATTATAAATAAATTCCCCCCTAGCTAAAAGAGCCGCCATTTGAAAACAAATAGTTGGATTAGCGTAAGTATGAATAAATACAACATTTCCTTTTTTCATTAATTCTTCTGGAATTAGATATGGACCAGGAATTATAATTTCAAAAGAATATCTCTGACAAGCATTTTGAGCTGATTCATAAAATTTAATCAGATTTTCTGGGCGAATAGACGGTAAAATAATAGATACGTCTGGACTTTTCATATTAATTGAAATCCTATTGGATTTCTTTGTTTTTTAGTTGAGTTACTTTTTCTTCCATGTAAGACTACTTTGGTAGCAAACTCTTTAGTAGAACTATAATCGTAAGGAGAAGGGAGATTATCTTGTTGAACAGAAAAAACTGTCAATAACTCCGCAAACTTACTTTTTATGTCTATACCTTTAGACATCAAAAATCCCACAGTTATTTGAAATAATTTTTGAAAGAATTTATTAGGATTTAAGCATAACAATAAAAAAACAAATTCTTCTGGGTCATAATATATTGACCCAAATCTAGCATCATGTTGACATCTCCTTTCCCCATCTGTAATGTCGTTTGCTACTCTCCATAATAATTTTACTTCATCCATATCGCATTTAGAGATAAATTCAAAATAATCTGTAAATTTGATTTTATATTCTTTAATAAGAAAATTAATAATTTCTTCGGCAGCTTTAAGCCCATATAAAGATTGAGCTAACCAAGAAATAACGGCACACTTTTTCCATTCTTCTTGGGACATTGAATTAGTTCCAATAACTATTTCCTCAAATTCTTGAACGATAGAATTATCTCGAACACTACCATGAACTTCCGCTAGTGGGATTTTAACAGTTTTTAAACCATATTTTGAAATATAATCTTTTTCTGCCATCGCTGTATTTGGAAGAACTTGACAATGATAAATAAATACCTGATTATTAATAACAGATTCTAGGGTTTCTTCTAGTCCAGACAAAAATGAAGAATATGTTTCTCCTGGAAGACCTAATATTAATTCGGTATAAGTAGGGATTCCCGCTTCTGTATATTTTATTTGTAATTGTTTAAATGTTTTAGTATTAATATTCGAACGATGAATATTGGCTAATACAGATTTATCGTTAGATTGTTTCGCTAGCGTTACTGTTTTAGCTAAATTAGCTTTAGATAATATTAAAGCTGTATTAAATATATTTTCTGTTGTATTTTTCCCATAACAAACGCGAAACTTATCTGGATATCCATATTCTAATTTAATATCTGAAAATAGTTGGGCTACATCAATATCTCTTTTATACATTCCAAAATTTGCGTCTGCACAGAAGATATATTCTACTTGATTTTTTGCAAGCCATAAGGCTTCTTGCTTTGTATATTCAAGAGAATGGAAGACAATCTTCTTATTTAAGTCTGATTGTCCCCAAAAACAAAAATCACAAGAGAATGGACACGAACGATTTGTTTCTACTATTGCTTTAAATTTAATATCTTGATTATCTTTAATTAATTGGTCAAATAGTCCTAATGAATATGGTGACGGAAAAACATCTATTTCTTTAGTTGTAACATCATTCTTTAATGTAATATGATGGGGAAAATTATTCTCCCTTTTTAAATATTTAATTAATAAATCTCGGAATATAATTTCTCCCTCCCCAAATATTCCTATATCTATAAAGGGATTTTCAATATAAAAATTACTGTTTAATGGAACTTGTGGTCCACCAAAGATAATTAGACAATTAGGAAATCTATTTTTAATTTCTTTCGCAACCGCCAAGTTTAACTGATGATTCCAAATTGATGATGAAAAACAAGCTATATCTGGATTTTCATATCTAGATAAAATATTTAATAATGGTTCCCTTCGAAACAAAAATTCTTGAAAATCAAAATTAAGTCTAACATCTTCGTCCTGAAGACAATATGCTAATAACAATCCTGACGAATAGGGAAAATAAACAGTGTTATCTGTTGGAATGTTAAACTCATTAAAATAAACTTTAATTTTTTTCATTGGAATTAACGATATAGATTATTTACATCTATCCAAAAATCATTAATACTTTGACTTAATGTTTTTTTGGGGGTCCATCCGGTCGCTGCTTGAAATTTGTGGATATTTGGAATTTGTCTATCTATATCAGATGGACGCATTAAACCAGAGATTTGCTTTGTTGGTATATTTTTACCAGATTTTTTAATTAATGCTTCTAAAACTCCACCAACAGAAATTGGTTCTATTCCACCAATGTTATAAACCTCTCCAATTTTCCCGTTACAGGTTATTAACCAATAACATTCAGCAGCTTCCATTGGGTCGATAATTGTTCGTATCGAAGAAAGATTTCCGTGCTCAACCGTTTCTTTTTTACCATTGGAAACATCTATAATTTGTCTGGCAAAATGAGTAGCAAATAAATCTGGTCGTCGAGGATTGAAATAAGAGAACATTCTTGTTCTGATTACATTTAATTTAAAATTAAGAAAATAAACGTAACCAAGACTATCTTGCATCAATTTAGATGATGCATATGGATTAATTGGAAGAAGTGGACAATTTTCGTCAATAGGAATAAATTCTTTACTAGGATTTCCGTATACTTCAGAAGTGCTACATAGTTGAATAATTGGATTATAATTATCCTTATCTTTTAAAAGTCTAACGGCTTCTAATATATGAAGAGTGATATTAACATTATTATTAACAACAACACAAGGAGAATCAAAAGAATTCCTTACGTTGGCCATAGAAGCAATATGAAAAATAACATCTGGACGATACTTGTCTAGAGTTTTTAACAAAGAGGGAAAATCCATTAAATCAACATAAATAATTGAAACTTTATCTTTGATATTTTGAATATTAGATAGTCCATTATGATTCCTAACAGTTCCAAATATTTGATGATTAGTAGTATTTACCAAAAATTCTCCAAGATAACTACCTGCACTTCCATTAATACCCGTAATTAAAATTTTCATATAGAATTCATTGTCTTTAATATCGCCTCCCAATATTTATAAGAAGAGTATTTAGATAAACAAGTTTTATGTCCTTGCAGAGCTATCTTTTCTCTATCATCTTTATTATTAAGATAATAGGAGATTTTGTTAATTAAATCTTCAATATTCACAAATTCTATAAAATCTTCACCTGGAGTAAAAAAATCTTTTGTTGATGGATTGGCTAAATCTAATAATAAAGCTCCGCTCATAGTATATTCGAATATTCGGCCTTTTGCTTGCCAAAATACCCCTGTTTGGCTAAGAGCAAAATTAATTCCTATTTTGCTTCTTCGTGTAATATCAGCGTATTGTTCTGGAGAAAGACGTTTATCTCTCTGTCCACCGCTAATATAAATGTTAGCAAACTTTTTCAGATGATTCAAGAAAAATAATCTATCGTGATATTTATCTGTGCTTCCAAGAAAACTTACATCAATATCTTTCTTGTCAAAATCTAAAAATCTAAATAGAGTATTGTCTTCTGGAGTCCACAAATTTAAATAATTACTAACTCTAGGTGTATTATCATGAAACTGAGAGCGAGGATTATCCCAAGAAACATGAAGACTAACTTTTTCCCCAATAGCTGCCATCGTTTGCATACCCCAAGTTGGACCCGTGTCGGGCCAAATAATGCATACTTTATATCCAAGATTTTTAAGTTGAGCTAATAACTCAATAGACGGATTTAAATGACTGTTACCCATCAACGAAACAATTATGGTGGTGACGTTATTTTTTTCACAATAGTTCAATAGTATATCATTTATATGAGAAGAATATGTAATTAAGCATTCATCATAAAATAAAATATCATATTGAATTTCTGAAAAACTCTGTCTAAAACTATTAAATACATTATGAAAATCATTTGAAAGTCCTAAGCTAGGATTTCCGTCGCACCATTTAGCACTTAACATTAAAACTTTAGTCATTGTTTAAATATGATTCTGCGCGAGACATTATTTTATTCCAAAAAATTGTAATGTTAAAACGCTGTTGATAAGCTTCATGTCCCGATTGAGCTATCTTTAATCTTTCCTCCTCGTTCTCTAAATAGTAATTGACTTTATCTAATAAATCTTTAGGGGAAATAAATGGAACATATTCTTTATTGGGAATGAATAATTTTTCGGTTGCTGGATTATCTGACTCTAATAGTAAACAATTACTAGCTGTGGCCTCAAATACTCTTCCTTTTACTTGGTGATAACCAAGTGGGTGATATGAAAAATTTACTATTATTTGCGATTCTCTAGTGATTTGGGCGTATTCCTCGAAAGACAAACGATGTTCTCTTTGCCCACTTTTCACTATAGCTTTAGGATAAACTTCTGAAAGCATAGACATTGATGCCTCTCTGTATGGATAAAGGCGTCCTACGAATGAGACTTCTCTAGTTTTATCATCTGGATAAAAAAGATTTGAATCAAGCGGGGTCCATAATACTAAATCGTTTTCTTCATATTTTCTTTCGGGAATATAAGAAGCATCCATGAAAACATTAATGTCTGTAATTGGTCTTAAATAATTAATGAGAGCCAAATCATTTGGGTTACTATCGCACCATAAGAAGCAAATAAAAATTCCTAATTGTTTAAGTTTTTGAAAGCATTCCAGAGAAGGATTCATTGGGGAGTTCCCCAAAAGAGAAACAATAACTATTTTTATATCCCAACTAAGGCAATAGCGAGGAAGGATATCATCTACATGCTTTCCAAAAACAACTCCAGCTTCGTCAATATGAAGGGTGTTAAAATTATAGTTTCTTTGGGTTTGACTGAATGTATTAAAAATATCAGTCATTGTATGAGTAAATCCAAAATTAGGATTACCATCGGCCCATTTTTCGGTTACAAATAAGACATTATTTTTCATTATAAAAATCTCCATATTCTACTAAAATAGTAGATTTTCCGTCTTCTCTTTCTAGAGCCTTTTTATATGATAGAAATATCTGTTCTGGTTCATCTAATCGAATAACCTCAATGTTAGGACACATTAATCTAAAGGCATCTGAAAAATCTCCAACATGTTGATACTGAGGATGTAATGGTCTTTCAGAGCCAATACTTGTTCTTATAATAACCTTGGTTTTATATCCAGAAAAAATAGGAAATTTATCAAGATGATTGACTATTTGATTTGTGGCAAGAAGTAGGAAATTCCATCTTGGAAATATACTAACAGGAATAAGTCCGGCTAAAGCTAAACCATTAGAAACACCAGCTTGCAATTCTTCATTTACCGGAAATTCTATTCGTTTATATTCAGGAATATCTTTTAATGTGTTACTTATCGCAGTTCCAGCATAAATAACAGCCTGCCCCAAAAATATGGTTTTTGGGTTATCGGCTAAAAACTCCATTGATTTTTTTAATTCGTTGAAATATCTCATATTAAGGATTGACGTAAAGTTGTTGTCCTGCCATAAAGTCTTCTGCTAGCTGGGCGACAATTTTCATGTCATAGTTATTAGTTGACCAATCATAAGGAAAAGAGTATTTAGTATTTACTTGATATTGAACCGTTGGGCATCTCCATTTAAATGGTTCGAATGGTTCTTGTTTAGATATAAAAAATCCTAACCAATGGTCTGGAAAATGATGTTTAATTTTGGGATGAAAAAGATATCCTTGGAGTTCTTTCTCAACAGTTTCTCTTAAAAAAAATGGAAGAGGAATTACAGCATATGGAGTATAAGCAGGATTAATACATAAATGTGGAGCAGTAATTGGCCATCTAAATCTTTCGTCTCCATCAATGGCGTTTGGGTCATGATGTCCATACATTAATAATCCAGGGCCAGCATCCCATAATGTATTAGATATTTTGAAACGTTTTTGTTTCATAAAATCCGATTCCATCCAAGCTTGCATATCTAAATAATTAGGAGGAAGGATTATATCTTCTATCATCATAGCTATATAATCTCCATCAGTAAACGAATATGCGTAATTAAATGCGAAAATGCTTCCAGAACATTCTTTGTCTATAATTATTTTTATATTATATCGTTTTAAAAAATCTTCGTGTTGTGGATGTATAGACGATTGTGGACAACAGACTATTAGTTCCATATCGTGTTTTGGTAACGATAAAATAGAAATAATTGTATCTTGACTAAATCCCAAGTCTTTGTTAGTTGCTAAAATATATGAAGTTTTCATTAAAATTGAATTCGTGACCCAGAACCGGCATGTGGCCATTTGTTTTTGTATTTATAATATCTTATGTATTTTTTAGAAGACTTTGGAAGCTGATATTCAAAAGTAAGGATTTCCATATTCCAAGTTTTTCTTGTATCAGTGCATACAGAAAGTCCATTATCTTCCACAATAAACACAATAGGTAAATCGTAAGAAATACTATATTTTAAGCTCTCCCACATAATACCTGTCTCAGAAGTCATATCTCCCACAAAACAATAAACTTTTTCATCTAATCCTTGTCTTTTAATAGCTAGGGCTGTTCCGACAGCAATGGGAACCGAGCCCCCAACTATAGCAGAACAGAATATCTTATAAGATGGAAAGGATAAAGAAATAGATTTTCCATCAAGAATAGCTTGTTTTAATTGTTCTGGGGGAACTCCTTTTAATAAACATTGATAATGACTTCGCCAAGCAGAAAAAACCCAATCTTGAGGACGAATTTCTTGAAAAACGTTAATCATTTCTTCTTCGTTATTTGAATAAAGATGAATGGGAGCTTTAATCATCTTCTGATTAAAACATTGAGCAATGTCTTCCTCAAAATCTATGAGGTTTTGTTTTGTTAAATTTGTTATCATATTTTATAAATTCGTATATGTTGTAAGACCAGAATTTATTAATACTGGATAAGCTTTTATAAGTTCTTGAATACCATCATCTAAGCTATTAAGAGCAGTCCATCCGGCATTTTCAAGCTTCTTATTGGAGACGATATAGTTTCTTTTATCTTTATCTTTAGCGAAATCATCTTGTTTAATAACAAAATCTGGAATGTGTTTTTTTATAGCTTCACATAATTCTAATTTTGACAAATTAGCAGAAGATAATCCAAGATTAAAAACTTCATTTTTAAATAAATCCCAATTCATCATTGCCCGAATAAAAGCATGAGCCACATCTCTTATGTGAATAAAATTTCTTTTAAAATGACTTTCAAATAAAACAATATATTTATCAGTCATCGCTTTTAAGACAAAATCGTTAACTAATAAATCTTTACGAAACCTATATGATGTTCCAAAAACAGTAGCTAATCTAAAAGCACATCCATGTCCAGATTCCATAACCGCTTTTTCTCCATTACATTTAGTAACACCATATACCGATAATGGACGTAAAGGACTTTTTTCGGAACAGGGCTGTCCATCTTTAGTCGCCCCATATCCAGAATTAGTATTTGGAACAATGATTCTTGAGTGATAAGGACAATTTTGAGAAATATAATAGAGTTGTCTGTAATTAATTTCTTCTGCAAGTTTTGGGTCATTATCACAAGCAGGGGCTCCAACTATAGCCGCCAAAGGAATAATATAATCTGCTTCCTGTATATATCCTTGAAGTTTAGTATAATCTCTAACATCACCCAATACGAATTCTACGGAAGAATCAGACAATAATGGAAATATACCATCTTGTTTATACAGTAAATTGTCGTAAACTACTATTTTTTTAAAACTTATTAATCCTATATTTCTATAATTTAATAGTGTTTCTATTAAGATAGTTCCTAAATATCCAGCTCCGCCAGTTATTAAAATAATCATTTATTTGTCTCTTTCTGATAATATAAAATCTTTTGAGTTACCAATCCATGAAATATTATAGTTTGGAGAGTTCCATTTAACATGAATTTGTTCTGCTATTGGAACATAACCATAAGTTAGTTTATAAAAAAATATACATTCTTCGCTTAAACATAAGTGAGCATTTAATACTCCAGGAGGTAGAATAAAAGCTTTCGGTAAAGCTCCAGAAATCACCCCAATATCTAATGTCTTTCCATAAGACGAACTATTAGGTCTTGCATCTAATAGTATTAATTGAATTCTTCCAGAAAGGCATTGAACTAATTTATGATTTTGTTTGTCTCCATGGAAACCTCTTAATGTCCATTTTCGGGATTTTGAAAAAGAATCAACTTTAAATACTAAATCTAAAGCAGGTATCCTTTTTAAGTAATTATGATTAAATCCTTCAAAATTATAACCACGCTCATCTTTGAAAGAATCAAATTCTAATCCAAAAACCCCTTTAATATAAAAGTCATAATTAACTATTCGTGGTTGATTCATTATTAAATAAGTTCCAATTTTGGAAATCAGTTTGTAATTCTGCGGCGAGACAATCAACTTTTAAGTCTAATCTTTCACCCATCTCTTTAGACAATACATTTCTCGCAGTATTTCGAACTCCATTGATTGAGTGTGTAATTTTTAATAAAGAAAAGTCTTGATTTTCCCCAGCTCTACATTTACTCTCATTTTCCCAAATAAATCGGTTGGAAAGCATTAGGATTTGTATGGCTCTTACCGATTCTGCATTAAGAGTAACATTTTTTTGTGAGATAATCAAGTCGATATCGTGCATTATGTCTTGAATTTCCGCATCATAAGCTTTCTTATTTGATGGAATAAAAATACTTTTTAGAATACATATACTTAGTCTATCGACCAAATCAGCAAATGTATGGGTATATCTTCTGTCGCAATTTAATGATTGTTCAGTCATATTTATTTGTTGGTAGCTTTAATAAAATCTTGTAGTTTTTTAACATCATCTGATACATCAAAAGAAAATGGGTCAACTGGATTAACGGCAGAATTCATTCTCATCTCAGCAGCAGTTTTATCTGGAGCCATTACTTTATAAATAGTATTATGGTAAATATGGTCTACTACTATTGCGGTCATATCTACTAATCGTTGAGACTCTTGATATACGCGATAAATAGAACTATCTCCACCTAAACCAACAAAATTATCGTGCATAAAAAATCCAAGAACGTTTACTGCTTGTTTACTAATAATTGGAAAAGATGGGTATTCTTTTGTGTGGGCCTTATCGACACTTGTATCAGAAGTAACGCCAAAAATTATATCATCTTTAATATTTTTTTCTTTTTTAAAGTCGGAAATTTTCTTTAATGCAATTTCATCCCAACCCATAGTCAATATTTCAGCATCATCGTTCATTACAAATAGATATTTCCCGCTAGCTCTATTTGCCATATTATTATATGAGCCGCATAAACTTTTTGGTCTATCTCCGATTATGGGATTAAAAATAAGAGTTTTTCTAGAATTTAGAGAATTTAAAAATTCTACGGTTTCTTGGTCATCATTATCGCCTGTAATTATTAATTCTGTTTCTGCTAAATTAATTGTAACATTTTCGACCACTTCAATAAATCTTTTAAGCTGCTCAACTCTTCCTCTGGAATTTAAAAATAAAGTAAAATTCATAACAAAAAACCTCAAACTATTATAGTAGTTTGAGGGAAATCTGATGATATTTATTCA